TCAAGGCAACGGTGAAACAGGCACGGTGTTACCGTCAGCCTTCAAGCTTGGCGAAGTGGTCACGGTCTTATTGGCATTCACGGTAATATTGCCGACCTTGGCGCCGGGGGGAATGTTTATCGTGGTTGATGTGCAGCCGGCAATAAATGCGATCAGGTGGAAAAGTATAACGCCCGCCATAATGCTTAGAATCAAATCAGCGAATTTCCGCGCAAGTACTTTTTTCTGGATTTTGACAATCTCCCTTTCAAAGGCTTTCATTCAGCACCTTCCTTCATGATTTCCGTCTTCCGAGTTGATCCTGCCGAACTGCCAAAGTAATAGCCGTAGACATCCTTGAACACAGCCACCAGTGCGCCGATGATAACGAGGATGATGTCACGGGAGCTGTCCGGCATAGTGATGAAGAATAGCAGATAGACACATAGCCCGAGGCCGATCACTACGCCAGCAGATAGTGCGGAACGGATTGGTTCGCTTTTCATACCGTGGCCAGTCTTCTTTGCAATATCTCATTTTGATAGAGCCTTACCAATTGATTGGGATGCACCGAAGCCGCCGAATATCCCGAAAACCAGCCCCTGGTTTGCAATACCGCACAACAAACTTCCGAACAGAACCAATCCTGCGCAGACTGCCAGCCAATGGGGATAGGCAGAAACGAGAACAATACCCCGCGCACATCGTATCCACATTTCGAACCGTCATCACGCCACTGCTCTTTTCTGCACCATTCGCGGATTGAATATTCATCATCGGGAGACACCGGCAGGGGGAAGAAATCATACATGCTCATGCGTTCGCCAGGTGGTGGACCTTTTACAAAAGAAGTAGCCCCCTTAAACTCCCGTGAGGAAAACCACGAGCCATCTGAAAAAACCAACTCCACATGGCAATAGGAAGGGAGTCCCTTGGGCTTGCCGAAATACGTCCAAACCTTGATGACTTTGCCGAAGAAAGAAGTAGCCTCTTTTTTAGCTGCAAGATACATCATGCCGCCCTCCTCAATATCCACTCAAATGTCTCAGCATAGTCGGCGATCCGTTTTGCCTGGTCCTGCCCATTAATAATTTTCCTTGCCAAGAGGTAATTGCACGTGGCGTCGTTAATGTAATAACTTAGGCGCTTGCCGGTATACAGTCCATGACGCATGGCGTGAGAAGCTGCGATATATGATATTTCCGGGTCCAGCAGGGCGTCCGGGTCGCCGGAATCATTTGGCTGATCGCCAACCGTCAAATCAAACTTGCGACCATGCTTCGCTTCCCATCGGGCAATTACTTCCGGGTAGGCTTTTGGCAATTCCCGTTCGAGCATTTCATAATTGTTTTTCCCGGTGTTTTGAGATAGTCCGCGTCCAGGGTAGTCCGCCCCTTCTTCCGGAGTATCGTTACCAAGAACCTTCCCTACTTTGGTTTGGCTCCCGTACCGCTTGATAAAATATTCTCGGGTGCCGTATTCCCTGATTGGACGGAAAGTGTCTCCGGTTTCCCACTTGAACGTGGCGAACATATATGCCGCCCACCGGATGTCCATTATTTTGTCATCAGCTTCAAGGAAGCGCAGAATGGCTTCGAGGGCGTTCACCTGAGCCTGCTTGATTCGTCCAAACTTCCTGCGATACCCTTCGAAAAATGTCTTACGGTCCACTATTCTCATTTTTTACCTCTGAACTAAAATAGGCCGCTCCGCTATTTTAGATTTCGCATTTTCGACAGCCGCGCTCTTCGCCGCCTTCACCGTCACTCCCTCGCCATGCCCCCATACTCCGTTGAGCCTCAGGGATACGCGGAAACCAGCGCCGCGGCGAGAAGGGAGGAAGTCGGTTATCATCCAGCCCCCCCCTCTTCGATCTCGAACGGTCTTGTTTCTCGCGTCATGAATGGATGGGGGATCCCGTCACGCGGATAATCGGTTGCCCTCCGTCCGAATCTCTCCTGGCGGCAGGAATTAAATTCGCTCTCCAGGCGGTTGAGGCGATTGCTTATATCGTGTGTGTCATGATTCTCTAAACAGCGATCATGCTCCCCTTCCAGGCGGGAGAGGCGGTTATCTATGCCGGTCACATGGTGGCTGCTCCCACGCTGCCCATCAAGCACTCCATGCAGCGCTTCCCTGAAGTCCTTTACGGCTTTCTCCAGGTTCTCTTCCAGCTTCCCAATCGACTCCCGAATATCCTGATATATCCGAGTGAGTGCCATCAGGAATAGTTTGGAAATCAGCGCTATGGCTGTCAGGAGAAAGCCCACCAGAAACACCAAGAACCACTGATCTACAGAACTCCAATCCATGTATCCCCCACTCTGTTCTAGGTATCCTTAGTTTGATACATGGTACATTTCACAAAAACGACATTTCTCCCATCAACAACACCAATTACGACATCTGCATGCTTGGCAATAGCCACATCCGCCAGTACGTGGGCACCACAACCATTTGCGTCAGGTGGACAACGTTTGCATTTATTACAGATGGATTCCATATTTCACCAAAAAGAAACCCCGACAACGTTTTTAAAGACGATGCCGGGGTTTCTGGTACCCATTCCGGGTTGAAACTTACCCGCTAAATATAATTCTGTTTCAATCCACACCCGTTACCAGGTGACTGTTCAATATAATTATGAACACTATCCTACTTTGATTAAAGGTTCAACATATTTTTACATTTACGTCAACTGCTCCTGCTCCCAGGCCATTTTCCGCTTATTCGGTTTCGCGGAAAGCGCCTGCTTGATGGTTTGCGCCTTGATGATCGGCACCAGGCCCGACGCCTGGGACTCACGCAGATCCTTGTTGAACCGCATGATTTTCAACATCACTTCTTTCCGCTCGGCCCCTGGCGCAGCCATTCTCAACTTTGCCAGCAGGTCACTCCGTTCCTCTTTCCAATGTGCCTTCAAGCCGTATTCAATGTTCATCAGATCACTTCGTTCCGACACCCTTGACGGCTGAAAGCCAAGCGTCCGTTTAATGGCCTCGCCGCCTGTGTACTTCATCGGCTTGCCATTTTCGTCAAACAAGACCTTCCCGGAGTAGCTGGTTGCACCCTTGGTTGACATCCGGTAGGCCCGCATGGCTCCGGCCAAGACTTCCGGGGACAAGTTCTCCATGGTGCGGTAGATATCGCCACGGCTTGCCGCCACCGCCGCACGGCTACCTTTCTGCACCAGGCCTGTCATTACCCCGCCCGCCGCGTCCGGCAGAGACTCACCGCCGATCAACGGCGATACGATGGGGATCTGCAGGCGAATAGCATTCGATATATTCACTCCGGCCGCACTTGCTGCCCCATGCCAGGCAAAGCCGTGAATCATCTCACCTAATGATCCATATTCCTTCGCGTGTTTCGACGTCCATTTCCGGAAAGCCAATTTTGGGCTTTCCCCGAAAAACATCTGATAAAGTTTATCCAGTTCATCACCGCCAGGCAGGGCCATCGCCCCGCCGATGATCGCGGTAGAAACTGCATAGCGTAGCAGGGCCTTCATGTCTTCCTTCTCGCCGCTGGTCATCCGGTTGAAAATCCAGTTCCAGGTGTTCCACATAAAGCTCTGCAAGGCATACACGGTTCGCCCCAGCGGCTTCTGGGCAAAACCGGGAAGGTTCGCCCGGCTCATCTCGAAGTTTACCGCCCGGTTGACTGCCAGGGCTTTCTGCAATGACTCATCACGGGATAGCCCGTCAGCACGGAAGGTGCGATAGGCCGCCAGGATCACCGTCTTTCGGTTCAACAACTCAACTTCCTGGAATGGCATAAGGGCCTTGTCGGTCAACGTGTGCATAAAGCTGGAGACTTTACCGGTAACCCCTTCCCGTTGACCGCTCATTTCGTGCACCGCGGTCTCCATCTCTTGCAATTTGAAAATCTCCGAAGCGAACAGCCTTTTATCCGATTCAGAGAGCTTCCCGGAGAGGATATCCTTCTGTGCTTTTCCTATTGCCCATATGGCACTTCGTTTCGTGTGCCGCCCCAGTTCCGCTATACCCAAGGTCCACGGCTGCGTCGAGTTGATCAACATCGATGATACCTTGAATCCAAGATACGTTAACGTGGCCACGGCCCGCATGTTACCGCTCACCTGGTCGGCAAAACCCATGTTCCGCAGGTTATCCACGATGTATTTATGTGCCCACTTCTTCACCTCGGGCTTTGCATAACGGAAGTGCTCGAACTGCTCCTGGGCATACCTCGCCTTGGAGAGCATCCCGGCGGTACCGGTCATGTAATCGTGATAGCCATTAATGGTATTATCCGCGTCATAGCCTTCGATCAGGTACGGAGCCCGGCGGATCCGGTGAGCTCCGGCGCCGCGAGCCATTAGCACTTCGGCGGTTGACTGCAGGATCTTCTGCCGCAGGGCGGCCGCTTCGTTTTTACTGATTTCACCTGTTTTCGAAGCCCGGTTGATAGCCTCCAGTTGTGCCTGTTCCATTGCAAAATCGTTTTTCATATCGCCATACATATCTTCCGTGAGCTGGTCGACAAAACGGTGCTCCGTCTCGTACTGCGCCCAGTCCAGATAGTTATGGGGAATTGCCTTTTTCAGATCCTTTTCAACCTCGGCATGGTGTTGTCCGGCCTTGCTTTCGGTTCGCTGCAACCGCATATAGACCTTGACCCGAATTCGCCCACTTCCCAGCTTTTGCAATTCATTTTCATGATCCTTGATGGTAGAAGGAGCTTCGCCGTCTTCAATCGCCTGCTTCAATGCAGCCTTGCGCCGTTCAATCAGCAGTTCGTTCTCCAGTTGCAGTTTTGGAATAATTTCCGAGGCCTTTTCCTGAAAGCGTTTTATCTGCTCCGAAGGCATAGACTCAGCCATTAATTTCGCATGTTGCAGCTCGTCCAGTTCCGTCCCTAACTTCTTCTTTTCCTCAGTCGTGGCAGTTGCTATTTTCGCCTGGAGCTTTTCAATCTTTTTCTTAAAGACCGCCGTGGCGTTTTTATAGGTGGTAACCAGTTGTCCACCATTAGGCAGATGCTGATATTTTAATCCCAGTCTCGCGGTCAGTTTCTTCAACTCGGCAGCGACTTCCGCACTTGGGAAATAAGGCAGCAAGGCCTGCATGGAGTCCTTGTCTCCCCGCACATCCCACTTGAGGCCGTTGATCACCTGATAGACGTTCACCTGGTAATCACCCTCGCCATGGTTACGCGGCAACCAACCGGGCCGCTCGGCCAGGCGGTTGCGATAGTCTGACAAATGCTTTTCAATGAGCTCTTTCGGCAATCCGGCATCATACATAAACTGGCGGGACATATCCTCAATAGAATCAGCCACAACGGTATCGATGTGAGTCCTCACCTTTTGATATACAGCAAATGCCTGATCGGAAACCCCTGCGGCCTTTTTATCCTCCTTGACCATTTCCAGCGTCTTATAAACTTTACCGTGGAGGTCTCCACGATACAGCAACAGGTCGACACCCTCCCGATCAGCGACCGGCAACTTATTGAAGGCATCGGTAATCCGCCCCCATTCCGTTGTGCGGTCCGAATTTTCCCACTGACTGTAGGTTTTCTTCAAGCGCTCCAGGAGTCCCGGAGCTTCCGCCGCGGGTCCGTCAAAGCCAAAGAAGCGCAACAGATACTCCATTTTTGTTTCTTCGCGCTTGATACCCGTGTCCACGAACGGCCGCTTGTTCTCATCCGTCGTAGCATCCGGATTTTGCAGGAAATATGCCGCCCCATTGAGGATATTCTGAGGAGTAACATCGACAAACCAGCGCTTTGCCCTGGACCAGTCGAGGGGATTCAACATCCGGGCAATCTTCTTCCACGCCTCGCCGCCCTTCATCTCCCCGACATACCCGCTAAAGCGATCAGCCAGGGCATAGCGGATACCCGTATCAACCGGCATTTCCTGTACATCCGCCATTAACACGTCTGCAGGAAGCCCAACAAACAGATCATAGACGAAGCCCGGCGGATTTGTATTCTGAATGAATACCCTGCCAGTTGGCAGTTTATCCACTGGTAGCGCAACAATCTTCACCGTTCGGCCATCTCGTGCTTTACTCCAGGCAATCTCTTGGGCAGTGGCATAGGAAGTGGTCCACCAAGAACCTTTCAGATCCTCACCGGCAGCGTAGTGCCCGCGATCCGGATTAAAAGGAACTACACCAGGGCTATGCTGTTGATCAGCTTCGTAAAATGCCCGGAACAGTAACCGGCCCGGCTCGTCGTAATCCCTGACGGTGGTTTCGATGGCCTCAATTGCCTTCGCCTTATCCGCCTCCAGAACCTCGCGTTCCGTGGTATTGAGGGAAACACCCTTATCAACGATCTGACCCTTCACGTCTTCGAGACGGGCAAGAGCGAACTTTGTATCTAGTGGCAGCGTTTTAACAGAAGCTCCCACCCAATTGCGCCGTGCTCTTTCAAAAGCATGAAGCGGATTCATCCCTTTGATTGAATCGTCGTACCAGGTTTCTCCATCAAACGAATAGTAGACATCCAGCTCAAACGGGTACTTTGTCTCGCTGTATCCTTTCGACTCCTTGCCGAAACCCATCAGGCTGTCAGATACATTCTCATACCCCGTAACGGTGTCTTCATCGAACGCCTGATATTGTTTCGGACTGAAAGCGAATCTCGCCCCACCCGGTTGCCAATTAGCAAACGTCTCCAACTGATCGTCAGTAACACCCTGCTCCCGGAGACTCCGTAACATGGCACCGTAGTCAATCCCTGATCCCTTATCCTCATTCCTCGTTCCTTCCTTACCTTCCACAAACCTCCGGGCCTTACCCAGCAACTCCCGGATCTCCGCATCTCCATAGCCTGCATTCCAGCCGATACTCCGGAGGAATTCTTTTACCGCGGCTATTACCTTGGAAAGGATAGTCGAGTCCATCCCGGTTCGAGCATCACGGCCCAGCATCTCTTCCGCTGCCTCAATGCGACCATCCCGGGTTTTCAGGTCCAGGCCATAGCGAGCCGCCAGTTCCTTCCACTCGGCATTGCGCTTATTGGCATACCAGAGCGCCGCTTGGAGCATGTGCTTTTCATAAGCGTCCTTTGCCATGATTCCACGCAGTCCGTGGTGAACAACGACTTCCTCAAGCAGGACCTGCTTCGCCTCTTCCACCGAGCGGAAGTTGTCGGCAACGTAAACAACCTCATTCCCCAGGTAAACCGCCTGCAGAAGACGTTGCGGGATACCCCGCTTCGCGGCATCATCCAGAGCCCGCTTCGGCAATTCCGCCGTCGTCTGGACTACTCGCCAGGGCGGGGAGTTCGGCATGTTCTTGTAAACTGGTTCAAAGGCAGTCTGGATGTCGCCTGCCGGGAGGCCGAAGGAGGCTTGCCCCGCAGCTACGGCATACCTGGGGTTACCCTCTTGACTCGCCCGAGTCGCAATTCTCGGTGATTCAAAGTCCCTTTCTTCAAAAACCGGAGAACCATTTTCATCAGCTACTTCCAGGTAAGGCACGTTCTCCGTGCTGGATCCTTTGTCCACGGTAACGAAATACCCGTCACTGGTCCACTGGTGACCGGTTACCGGATACGGTTTCCCTTTCACATAGACATCTCCGCCTTCCGGTGCACCATGTCGCAGCCAGGAAGGTGGCGGAATCGGATTGCCTTCCAGGTCGGACATAAGATCTGCCAGCATTTGTTTCTTTTTTTCCAACTCAGCAGCTCGCGGAAAGGTTTCTTTTGCAGACTGACGAAGTGTTTTGACACTCTCAGTGAGTGATGTTTCCTGGTCTTTAGCGCTCTCGTTGTGCTTCTTCAGGTTGCGAAGGATAGCCTCCATGCTGGCAACACTCGGTTTCGCTTCGAGAAAGTTTTCAATATAGTTGCGGTCCTGCTCATCTGCCCAGTTTCGGCTTTTGTATTTCCCTTCCGGCCAGGCATCAGGCATGGTCAGGCTGATTTCATACTTCTCGGAAAACTGGGACCAGCGCCCGACAATATCGAAACCGTAGATTACCCCGATCTTCTCTTTATCGGAAAAGCGGCCCATCTTTTCCAGACGAGCATCAAGGGCCTCTTGAGCTTTGGCCCTGTCAGTAAAAGTCTCCTTGCCGATGCTCGCGCTAAAGGTCTCCCTGGCGCCCTCGTACCGCTCTATCATCTTATCAATAATGCCGCGTCGCCTTTTACTGTCGTCAATCTTCTTTTCACTTTTATTCGCGGCCTCTTCGGCGTCTTCAATACCAAAGGCATGCATCCGCTCCCGGTTCTGCAGTTTCTCGATATCCTTCTTGTACTTCTCACGGAGCAATATACGCGGATCCCCAGCGGCCTCGGAAAGCGTCTGAGCAAGATCACTCACGTTATCCGATTCATCCATATTCACCGCATCGCCATCGATTACACGCACATCGTCTTTCGCCTTCAGGAAGGCCTTGATGAAACGATCCTTGATAACCAGAACCTGCCAGCGCCGGCCGTCCAGTTTTTCCGTGAGGTAGCGGATTTCCAGCACTGTGTTCCACTTGTTTCCCTGCCGGTGGCCACGACCATTCCGCTGCTCCAGTTCACCCGGCATCCACGGTGCATCAAGATGGTGGATAGCCCTCAGGTTTTCCTGCATGTTCACGCCGACACCCAGGGTTTTCGTGTTGCCGATCACTACGCGGATATCACTCCGGTTCATGGCGTCGGCGGTCTGCTTCCGTTTTTCTTTGTTCACCTTGCCGTCAATAATGGCAATCTGTTCCCTGGGGATTCCCCCCGCAACCAGCTTATCAACGATGTCCTTGGACAGATTGAAACGATCCTTGGTCGTTTTTGTCTTGGTGCCGTCCTTATTGGTTTTGGTGGAAGTGGATTTGTCAGAAAATCCCCGCTCCATGAAAAGAACCTGCGTAGTTTTATCGTGCTCCTTATAGATTTTCAGCAGATTCCTGACGCATCGATTCACCTTGCTTTCCGGATCATCGTACGAATCCTTATTGACCAGGCGCACATCCATGCCGGCATTTGCTGCCGCTGTTTCCACCAAAACCGGAGAGGCCGGGTGCCCGGAAAGCATGATCTCCCTGCGTTCTTTCGGGCTTGCCTGACGGAATACCTTAGCCAGCCGTGCCAATTCCCCTAGAATAACCCGCTGTTGGCTTCCCATGGGGCAGGTTTCCACGATGATTTTCTTATACGGCCTGCCAATCGGATCTTCATTCCGGCCATTCACCAGACGATCCCGCTCTTCAGCGGTAAGGGTTGCGTCCTGGAGTGTCTTGCCGTTTACTTCTCTCGGCTTGAATTCGGGCATGTCGTCGGCAAAGACGATATCGGTATACTGCCCCATCATTCTTCTCAATTCAGGAACATTCACGAAGGAAGCAAGCCTGGTGACAGCCTCATAGTCGCCGGCAGCCGTCAGTTCAACATCACTGGACGAATCGGCAAAGGTATTAAACCACGAATCCCAGGCCTTGATACCGCTACGCTCCATCTCTCCATCCATCACGTAGCGCATCATGTGATAGATTTCGGTCAGGGTATTGGTAATCGGCGTGCCGGTAAAGATGTGGACACCGCCACCGGAATTCATTCGCTTCACATAGCCGGTCAACAAGTGCAGGGCAAGGCTCTGGTCAGACGTTGCCGTATTAAGGCCCCGCATGCGCATTTTTGTGGTAATCGGTGGCTTTTTAAACTCATGGACCTCATCCACCATAACCATGTCCACGCCCAACTGTTCAAAAGATACCGCGTTTTCCCGGGAAGCCCGCATGGCCATCTCGTCAATCTTCTTGATGATCCGGTTTCGGGCATGGACCAGGTTCTTGGCCGTGACGCTCCGGACCTTCTTCATGGCCTCTTCATCATTCATATCGCTAATGGATAATTCAACCCCGTCGTCCTGAGCGGCTTCTATTGCTTCCTGCTCCAAAGCCGATATCTCTTCCGCCGCCAATTCATTCAACGTCTCCCTGGTGAGTCCGAAGCGCGAGATAAGGGAATGAGGCACCACAACAGCATCCCAATCATCATTGGCGATCTGACGCATAGTGACATCGATCTTATCCGGCGTGAGGTTATCCACGTAGAGCACTTTCGCTGCCGGGTACATCTCCTGAATCTCACGGGAAACGGTAGCACTGTTGGCATTGTGGGCGAAGATCAGCGGCTTTTTGGCTATGCCATAGCGTCTTGACTCCACGGCTATACCGCCCATGGTGTAGGTTTTGCCTGTCCCTACTTCATGGGCGTACAGGCCACCACGATTGACAAGGCCCCGCCAGATTGCATCGACCTGATGCTTTCGCAGGCTGAACGGGGAACTACCACGAGTCAGGGCCATGCCCTCGAAGTTGAGGAACGATCCATCATACTTCGTGTCGGCAATGGCATTCATCACCTCGTTGTATTCTTTTTCCAGGGCAAGCTTGCGAGCGGAATCTTTCCATACCCAGGTTGAAAACTCTTCCCGGATCCGGCCAGCCTTTTCATTGGCCTCTGCCGTGGCTACGCTATCAACAACTTTGTTGCCGTCCTCGTCCCGGCCCCACACCGTTATCGCCGAATTGTTCATAGCTGCCTGAACAAGCTTGTTGAACTTATACGAAGGATGTCCCCAGACCGTTGTAGCCTCCGGTTTTCCGTTCAGCCCATCCCTGGTGAATTTCACTTTCCAGGCTCCCAGCTGAAAAGCTACGTCAATACCGCTTTCACCCTGTTCGCCAAGCATATCGGCGATAAAGCGTTTGTAATGGTCAGGGGAAACCCATGGGGCTCCCAGCTTTGCCTCAATTTTGTAATACGGCTGATCGGGAGGAACGATCTTTTTCAGTTCCTCAATATTCCGCGACATCTCCATACCATCAGCCTGTGCCGCTTCGGCCTCACGGAGCTTGCGCCGGACGTTTCCGGATAGATACTGGTCCGACACCTCATAATTACCTGCAGGCGTCAGAAAGATTGAACCACTATTCAGAAGATCCCGGGTAACATCGTTGAGCGGTCTTCCGGTAAGTTCCGCTACGCGATTCAGATCGATATTCAGATTTTCATTACGGGCGAGAACATAGGCGTCCTGGACGCTGGGATTGGCAATGGTGCGGGTAGAGCGCACCGTTGATTCAGACAGGATTTTGGCGGGTCGATACACCGTTCCTTTTGAACTGTTTTCAGTAACCTCAAGGGCCGCCAGAGTTGCATAGAACGGATCACCCGCTTTACGGATGAACGTCAATCCATTTGAATCATTGATCCGCCCATACTTTTTAACGAATGTTTCGTACTGGCTGCGAAGATCATTTCGCAAAGCATCGGCAGGTTCCCCAGCTCTCTCGGCATCGATAAGAGCCCCATACGCCTTGCGAATCTTAACCAGAGAGGCAATCTGGTTTTCCCTCTCCCGCGTCTCCTTCTCGCTCTTCACCTCGTAGGAAACGAGTTCTTTCAACGGAGCAAGGTATTCTCCCTGCACAACATAGAGTCCACCGTTGTCGCCAACGGTGACACTCTGCTGCCGGTCTGTCGTATTGTTGGTAATATAGGAAATGATCTTCTTCGTTTCACTCCGTGCGTCATAGATACCCGCTGGAACCAGCTCCACAATCCGGGCGAGACGTTCGGCGTAGTTTGAAGGCCGGTTGACGGTCATACCACCACGACCACGCGGCCCGCCACTGGCAAAATCAAACGCTCCGAGAACATGATCCGGATGAGATTTCCAGTATTCATTGATCTTGATATCGCCGTTCGGGGTCGTATGGTCAACGACATCCATCCAGCCACTGCCGGCCAGATCCGTATTCGACTGCTCGCGCTTCTTCAGGACGATAATATCGGTAACAACATCAGTACCGGCGTACTGCTTGAATGCACCGGACGGTAGACGGAAGGCTGCAACAAGATCGCCTTTCTTGGCAAGCTCCATCCTGGTCAATTTGCCGATTTTGTCCATGGTGCCGGAACTGGTAACGCCGATTATCAGGCCACCGGGCCGCACCTGATCGATAGCTTTAAGAAAGAAGTAGTCATGCAGAGAGGGGCTTATCTGCCGGTAACGACGGTCAGCCGGGCCGTCTTTGGCAAACGGCCAGTTACCGATGATAAGATCGTAGAAATTGTCTGAGGTTTTGCTTTCCTGGTAACCCTTGATCTGGATATTTGCCTGCGGGTAAAGAATCTGTGCCATTCCGCCGGTCAGGGTATCAAGTTCAATACCGGCCAGCTTGCTCCGCTCCATGACGTTACGTGGCATGAGGCCAAAGAAATTGCCTATGCCAATGGAAGGCTCAAGGATCCGGCCGCCCGCGAAACCAAGCCTTGCGGCAAGCTCCCACATCGCCCCGACAGTGGGAGGATCAGTATAATGGGCATTGATGATAGAGTTTTGGGCACTCTTCCAGTCTTTTTCGCCAAGGTGTTCCCGTAGCCACTGGGATTCCTTTTCCCATTCCGGTTTGGGTCTTGGATGATCCCAGCTGCCCTGGAACAATTCTTGTCCGAATGAGCCCCAGCCGGTATAGGCCGCCATATAATCAAGTTCTTCAGGGGTAGGTGTTCTGCCTTCGGAAGTGATCGACTGCAACGCCTCGATAGCCGCCCTGTTCTTCGCAAAACGGACCTTCGGCGTGCCACCGACAAGTTTTTCGGGGTCGCTAATGTGGTAATTTGATCGAGCTAGGTTTGGTTCGTCTCCCAAGGAAAGTGAGGCTCGGGCTCCATCTCCTCGTCGTTCTCCGCTTCCTCCATTTCCATCATCAGCCAATCCTGTTCGGCTTGTTCCCGTGCGTCCGTCGCGCACATTCCCGCCTTCAGGTTTTTCGCTATCGCTTCGTCGCACTTCGCGTCGAGGACGTGAGCCAGTTCCTTCGCTGTCCCCATCGCTGTCAGACGCTGCCACATCTGCGGCCGGTACAGTTCCCAAAACTTCAGCATCCGCTCCTGCACCTGTCCGCCCTTGCCCAGTGTCAGCTCTTCCAGCCTGGCCGATTCCTTCCGCACCCATTCCGCGAACGTCGGATCTTTCCGCAACGGAACCACTCTCGGATCGTTCATTTTCCACACCTCCATCCACAGACGAATTAAACTCGTCCTCATTAAAGAGTTTATCAGACTCCTGACTATCCTGCAACCCGGTTTTTTCTTCGATTTTTGCCTTCTCACCAGATTCAATCTGAGCTTCCGTATCCATCCCGGCATTATCAAAACCGGGATAGTTCCGCACTGCCAGATAGAAGGCTTTCAGGAAAGGACTGATTGCTTCTCCAAGATCTGTAACCATTCGCTTCGAATACTCCGTAAACGAACGGGCTCCCGCCTCGATATGGTACCCGGCAAGGTCTATCCCAGCTTGGATCATCTCCGGATCAAGCCCGGCATTCAGCTGAGAAAGTTTCTTGCGCAGGATCTCCCGGGCACGGTCGGCCTTGTCCTTGGTAAAGACAGCATTCTTGTCACCATAGGACCCTTCGGAGTTTTGAGTTTTTGGTTTTGAGTTTTGAGTTGAATCCTCCAGCTCCTTTTCAGTTTCAGCTACTGGACCTTTCTCTTTCTCGACATCTATCCGCTGTTCACTGTCAACTGTCCCCTGCCTTTCCCCTACTTCCGCTTTTTCCTTCGCTTCTCCCTGTTGTTTATCAAGGTCCGCTCCTTTCCCCTTCAGCGCAGCAGTAACCGGATGATCAACCTTTGTGCTCGGCAGTGCCGCTATCTCTTCAGGTGACAGATCCTCGAGCTCTTTTCCTCCGCTTTCCACCTGGGCCTGGACTTTCCATTTATCAATCCAGCCTTCCTTGATCCTCTTACCCAGCCAGGCAGGCCCCAGCGTCTTCTTACCGGCGTACTCTTCCGCAATCAGATCAGCAATCTTACCGGCTATCGCTTCGTCTGCTCCCCCAGCCTTCAGCTTTGCAACGATCTTTCCCCAATCCTTCAACCAGGGGAATAACTCTTCCTTATTGCTCCGGCCGTTGTCCATCGACCCGCGTTCCCAATAGGAGGCCCTTTCACGAGCCGACTGGAGAAGACCACGATCCGCGTCCGTAACGCTGCCAAGCATGTCTGCATCAGGAGTGTTTGACGGTGCTTCCGGAGCACGCCAGCCATTTTTGAGCCGGTCCATAACTTCATCAGGCGTCACCATCTCGGTTACACCGGTCTCGGGATTGACCAGGGAAACATTGGCATACTTCGGCCCTGTCTCACCCTGGTTTACAATTGGCACTTCTGCTCGCCGCTTAAATGAATCCAGTATCCGCTGCGCATAGGTATTCGGATGCTCACGGACCTGTCGCATCAAATGAGTTTTCCCGGCCTTAATTTCTCCCTCGGCCCAATCACGGGCTTCATCAAGTACCAGTTCGTCCGTGGTGGTCCCTTGAATAGGCGGCACTGAAGCGGTCACGGGAGCAGCCTCGATGTCCCCGATCCCCGGAATAGCGTTAGCCGTGGCCGCTTCAGCCGCCCGGCTCAATGGACCTTTCGGCGCTTCCGGCAAAACCGGTTGCTCCTGAGCCTCCAGATCCACTACCGGATGAGGAGGTTCACCGGCAGTAAACGAATCAGCCTCGATAGAGGCAGGTTCAAGGTTCGAGGTTTGCGGTTCGAGGTTTTCATCTTTAGCCGGTACCTGTTTTTTCCCGCTTCCACTAATGACGCCTGTACCACCGCCCATAGCCAGTCCTGCCATCAGGCCTGAGGCAGCAGCTTCAGCCACACCTTCATGCCATGGTCTACCCAGCGAGATATTCTGTGCGGCCTGTTCTTGTGCTGACTGAGGAAGTTCTTCAAAGGCTCCTTCAGAAATTGCGCCTTTCACGATACGTAGCAGAATATTTTGTTTCTCACCCTGGGCGGTCCCACCGGCCAATAACGTATCGATATCCGCAATTCCAAGGCGCTGTGCCAGTTTTCCACCCAAAAGGCCAAACAATCCCGTTAATGCACCACTGCCGGCAGATACTGCCGATTGCTTCAGGGAAAGATCACCGTGTTCGGTTGCCTGCCTCGTTTGCTCTGCCGTAGCCCCAGCGCTTATCACCCCTTCCCCCAAAGCACCCGCAACAACAGGTGCTAATTTGGGAAGAACTTTCATGGCCTGCCTTGCGACTCCAGCTCCTCCCAACATAGAGGGGATAGACTCAATTATTGAATGAGCGACGGTCGACGGGTTTTTAACGTGTTCCACTATTGTCGGAATAAAACCTTCAGCCTCTTCAACGGCTTTATTGGCCTCTTGTTGTTCCGGAGAATACAGATCGTCAAGAATTATTTTTGCCTCTTTTGGCCGGTATCCTACTTTTTCCGCGAGTCGGCCTGCCTCTCCACCCGTGGCAATATCAGCAATACCAACTACCGCTTCAGGAAGACCTATTGCCCCCTTCAGTGCAGATATTGCAGGATCAGCTACATACCTGCGTAACGCTCCAGATTGCTTTACAGGTTCAGGCTGTGTCATTCTGTCCAGCTGCCCCTGGTAATCTTCAAGCTCCATCTGCGCCAAAAGGTTGTCGTAGATATTCATTATGCCTCTCCCCGAAGTTGCTTCAGTTGTTTTCTCAGCGTGGAGACCTCGTTCAGAATGGCATCCTGTCCCGGTAGGTTTCGTCCCGGCTGCATGTTTTTAGCCTGGGCCTTCAGTAATGCCTCAGCCTGCTTGAGTTTCCCGGCAACAATCATGGTTTGGGCTTCCTTACTGCCGCTGGCCCGCTGCCGAAGATCCTGTATTACTCTCGATTTTATAAATCCTTCAGAGACAGACTGCTGTTCTTCAGGCGACAGGTCTTCAGGGCTTTTCCCGACTGCCTGCGCATATGTGGTTTTGGCCTGCTCCAAATCAGCGGTATTTTCCGTCAGGTACTTCCTCCAGTAATCGTGCCTGTCGGTCAGGAATTTATCCGCGTCTTTCTTCTCGGCCGCCAGTTCCTTGGCTTGGCCTTGTTTGATGCCATCGGGACTAATGCCAAACTCCCTGGCCTTCGCTTCTGCAAGGGTATTCTTCGTTTGTGCCTCTATCAGCGGAGCATCGATAGCCAGCAACTTATTCTTGTGCGCCATCTCGTTTTCCTGATTCAAAGAATCAATCGCCAACCTCTGCCCCTGCTGATCGACAAACTGCTGTTTCTGCAGATCCGTAATCTGCGTATCGTAGCGACCGTCCTTATTATTCGCCGCAAGCACATTCACCAGGTCGGTATTACCCATCCCCAAGGTCTTCATCTGCTCCGCTGTCGGAGCCATGCCGTTAGCCGCATTGATCCGCACCGCATCGGCAACCTGGTCCTTGTATGCCTGAGAAACAATCCCCTGATCCTGCCGGTCAATCAGATTACCCACGAGACTGTTGGAATTCTGCGCCTGCCCCTTTACCCGCCCGGAACCATCATGGCCCGGTTTCAATGGATCCCCGATCCCGCCGATATCCTGATACTTGACCTTCTTCCCGCCGAAGATAGCGGACCCGCTGCCGGGATCATCACCAATTGCCGGAGCCGTCTGTGCCGCCGTCGGGAAAGCAGGAGGAACAGAAAGAGCCGGCGCCGCCTTTTCAAGTGCCGTGCTGATCGTCGGATTCCCTCCTACCGCTCCGACTGCCGTGTTGGCCGCAAGATTCGAGAGAGCAGCAGGCACGGCAGCCGTGGTTTTTACCGGCAGCTCCGCTGCTTCCGCAACACTGGCAACCCCGGGAATAACCGTCCTTCGCCCCTTTACCTGCCCCAGACTCTCCGCCATATAGTTGGAAATCTTCGCACCTTCCACCCTGTTTTGCGCTTCCGGAGAAGTATATTCATAAAGCTTGCCCTCCTTGTCCCCCGCGATCGCATTCGCAATCGACCCGGAAAACCCTCCCACCAACGACTTGACCGGCCCGGCCCCTTCATCGGCCAACTCCTGAGCATTCATAAACCGGTAGGACTTCATATCCGGAGTATCCCCGATCCCCGGAATGGCAGCGGCCTTCTTCCGGACCGGCTTCACCGGAGAGGCAGAGACATCGGCAATGCCCAATCCGCTCTTGATCTGCTTCACTTCGTTATCCGGCAATCCCCAAGCGTTCGCCATCTGCCACCCCCTTATTTCCGGTTACGTTCAATATTATTGTGAACAACAATTTCCCGAATATACTCTTAACGTTCCTGTGTCGCAAGGAAATATGAACCGCCATACACGAGCGGAAACATCAGCCAATCTCCATACACCAAAACAACCGCCAGAGACACCCAAAACCCGGTACACATGCGACATTCGAGAAGGTGCCTTGGTGGATTGCCCTTGAATAGCCAGGGCGTCTTCGCCTTGATCCACTCGCGGAAATTGTAGAATATACCACCGTTCACCAATACCGCCGTCAAAATGTATGCTCCGAATATCTCAGCTATAATTTTCATTGAATCCTCACACTGGAGCGATTGGGTAGAATACCGGGTTGTCTCCCTTGTCTGCCATTTCCGTTAGCGTGATAATATCTTCCTCTGAACCGTCTGCGTTTATCAGCTTGTTATAAACCCCGCCAGGATGTAGTTGCGAAATGAAAATGTCACCGCCATTATCTACCGCCCAGGAGCCCTGCGGGAACGGGTCACACAGAGGCTCAGACGGTTGCGAAGTGCTCCCGTTTGCCAGCTCACCGCTTTCGTGACAGATCCTTCGGTGTTCGTTGCGGTCCGCAAGGTCCACGGCTTCATTGCTGGTCAATCCCCGCAACCACTCAGGGAAGTACAAATCGTACCCTCCGTCATCGTACCAATGATCTTGGAAGAGGTAGTAATCCTGGGGCACATTATTTTGAGGTGTGCCGGTGAATGGAGGCAATGCTATATGTAGCTCTCCGGCAGACGCATTTGTTTCCGATTCGTGCAGAGTGGTGACTACGCCGTTGACCAGAAGTCTTGTGCGGGTGGTGGTCGTAAACGGTAGGTTGCTGAAATGGAAATCGTGCAGAAGAAACGTCGAGCCGTACTGGTTCCAGAGGATACTTTCACCACTGGTCTGCGAGAACTCCATAAGTGTTTCCACTTCTCTCCACACGGCAATCCTATTTCTCGTGTCCAGGTAAATTATCTCTGAGTCAATGATCTGGTAGTGCTCGCTGAAAGTGGCAGTCACTACGCTCCCTGTCCCGTCATGGATAAGATACGCCGCAGTCTGGTCCTGGAACTCACATGCCTCCGGGTTGACGAAATTGAAACCCCGTTGAGTGGTCATCAAGAAATCCCGCACACGACTACGCAATACTATCTCTATGCCGCCGACAGTGATTGTGTCCCTGCTGTTCTTCTGGTGTTCAATGCGGTACGATATGTCCTCCTGGTCTATAAAAAGTCTCTTGGCATCGCCTGGACAATAAAACTTATCAGGGTTATTGTTGGCATTGCAGTCGGCCATTTATCTAACCCTCCCCCCGCCACAGCTACCACATTCGACTACTCCAGGGTTTCCGGGTACTGGCGGTGGCAAACCTTTCGACTTGTGGGTTGAAAACGAAGTGAGGGCATCGTCAAACGACTGACCCTTGCTCATGTAATAGTACACAATGCCCACTATTTGAACATATCGTTCCATGGTGAACATCGTGTCAACTCCGTTTTGCCCACACTCCGACAGGAAGGTGTCGTAGTCAAATCGGTCCCGCATACCCCTCACAATGTCAATCCACGTTTTCGCTGACTTCATTAACTGCATCTCCATTCGTATTTGGTCCATGAGGCTATGCGGTTTGTTACCTTATAAAGACACGTTATAATATTTGGCGTCGGGCAAGTAGGTGTGCACCCCATAAGACTGCGATCTTCAGAGGTAAAGGAACTGTCTGGTGGAACTGTTAAAAGGCCGATAGTAGTTGGATAGCCATCGTATGTCGAGCAATCGTTTCCAGAGCACGAGCTTGTGCAAGTTTGCCCAGGACACATACACCCGGAGCAGCCATAAAAACATCCAACCCCAAAATATTTCCCATCGTACTTTGTATTGCCACTGATTACCGGAGTAAAAATACTGGTAGTCTGTTGCCAGCCGTAGTCATCCCACCAGACGCCGCGAGCCGACTCACCACCTTCAGTGTACCAGTATCCGCCCGGAAGCTTGACCTCTAGCGCCACCGAATGACCACCGCTGTCTTGCACCGTAATCGTGCCAGTGGCAACATAGCCATTTTCGGAACAACTACTTACCGACGTAATGGTGCCGTTACTACTGATTTCGCCCTGGTTGAATGAGAAGCTATATGGGGAGCACCCACCAGACACTCCAACGTAATCATCAACCTGGATTGCGTCACCGTAGCCCCGATAAAAGACGGTTGCCGACAGAGAAGGGTCAGCCGCGTATTTGATATTCGGAATCAGTTGGTAAATCTGTCGCCTAATTGACTCGATGGTGGTGGTGTCTGAAGACTCTCTCTGCATAACACAAGTAAGGGTAGTGTTTTTGGCAAAATCGGACGCTATTGCCAGTGTTCCGGTTTTGCCTACCTCGGTAACACCGTAATTTCTGGTGCCGGTAATCGCTCCATCCCATTTTGCATCCTCGGATGCTGGATTAATTAACGAAAATATGTCCGGCGGGGTTTCGCCGGGATATGTTCTCAGGGATTCGCTGGACACCTCTCTGGATTCTGAAATTGTGCCGTCACCGGCAGACTGCGAGGTGAATGTAGCCGACTGATAATCATCGGACACGACGAGATCGTACCTAATCCCCGACTGCACAGCAACCGCCGCGAAGCCACTCCGGGAGAAAAACCACGGAACTTTGAATCTGCTCGCAACTTGCCAGGACATTCTGCGCCAACCGCCGGGCGAGGTCTCTTCATCGTATAGGTCAACTCCCCCACCCTCGCGCACCCACGCTTCGTAATAGAACCCCCCTGTCCCGCCGTCCGGGTTTGTCTCACCCCGGTAATTGGCTCCAAGAACCGACACGGTATATATTCCGCTCAATGCCGCACCCAAAACCCTGTGTGGCGCGACAGCATACACCGCACCGTCACGATAGATATTGGGGGTAAAAAGCGTGTAGTATGTGATGTCGCCAACTTCCTCGTCCGAAACGGTCAGTCCGTTGATGCTCAATGTCGCATCTAGCGGGAAGTGTCGAGATGGTGATCCTTTCCATGTCAGAACATCTTCCTTGGTTGTCCAATCTATATTGCCGTAGTTCTCGGCGGGATTGGGATCGTATGTCCATTCATCGTTACTGTGCTCTATAGTCCTGGTGCCATGGTCGCCATCAATGATCGGGTATGCATAAGACCCGTTCGGCAGAGCTTCGCCTGCGGGGTTGAAACCGTTGCCGTCAACCATTCGGTGACTTTCATAAACCGTATATGGCCCAAATGCCCCCGAAACCGTCTTCGGGAAGTTTCTGTTGATAATATCTCCGGTGCGAGGATGGAACAGGAAAGACCCACCAGTGTTTTCCTTGATGCGGATCAGGCTTTTGTCGTCCGATACAACGATGGTTATTCTGGCGTTTCCAATCTTCATCTCTGACCGGAGATCCGGTACATTCGCCAACTTCCTGGCATTGTCCAACGCATCACGACGGCGACGGGCAAATGGCAGATACTTCCCGCCTCCGTCTATTTGCTCAACGTCTGACCTCACGCGGGCACCCTTGTTTTGTTGTCAGGGACCGAGAATGTCCAGAGAGGGGTAGTATCATCGTCAGCATAAATCGTCACGGTCAACCCGTCAGGAGAAATTACTGCCTTGTTGGTCTGCATCTGTCTTGACAGTTGCGCCTCGTCCCTTGCCTCGGTGATTATGTCGATCTGGCCCTGGGTCAGTCCCGGCACACCGGTAAGATATTGAAGGTTGTCGATAAGTCCGGCACGAACATCAGTGAGTCGTGTTAACACGGTCTGCACATCAGCGTCAGTGGCAAGCGACGATAGCGCCGTGGTGATACCGTCTATTTCTGTGTCGAGTTGAGATAACCCATAGGTGGCATTCTGAATAGCGGACAGGATGGTTGCAATCGAGGCATTGTCAGGAGCCGTATAATCAACCGCCAGTAGAGTAGTAGTCGGAATAGCCGCAATGGAAGCGTCTAGGTTGTCTAACCGGGCGTCTGCCGCCAGAAGTGGTGCGGTGGGTATCGCGTTGACAGATGCCTGTGTTGCCGCTGTCTTTGCCGCATCATACGCGGATGCGAGGGCATACCCGGTCTTGTCCTCTACCGTCTTCGCGTTAACATCCAGCGTTGCTGAAAGGTCTTGTGCGTCAGTGGACACCATAACCTTGTTATCGCTCCCCAGGACAAAATCACGGACCTTCGCCCCCATTGTATTAACCAGAACACCGGCGGCGGCGGTTGCCTGATTCCATATTGCGAGGATTCCGGCAGTTGACAGGCTGAACCCCGCCTTATCGGTGAGGGCCCGCGTTTCATAGGCCCACACTTGGGCGGCTGTGGCTCCGCTTGAGGGGACGGTCAATTCCCTGGTCGTATACTCCCATATCTCTTGTGCGGTTGGAGGATCGAGGCTTGATACAGCCACATCCAAGTAGTCCAGACGGGCATCGTTTGTGAGTAGCGGGTTGCTTGGTATCCCGGACACTTGGGCGTCAAGCGCGGTGGTCCCGAAATCTATAACCTCCCCACTCGCCAGGTATGCCTCCCACGCATAAGGCGCACCGGGCGGAAGTGAGATATTCACGCTGTATATGCTCATCCCGTCTCCATGCGCCGCCTCGGCAAATGCCGAATATGTGTTTGCGTTCGCCGTATCAACCCACTGCATTGCGTTGAAATCCCAAAAGTAAAGGCTCGCATTTCGCAGTCGTGCAAGCGGAGATACTCCCGATAGGTACTCTACAAATATAATCATTATCGAACCTCAGTGTTTTTCTGGATGTCTAAGCCAATGGCATACATGGTTTTGATGAGCGATAAATGACGGCGATCTCCTTGTCAGTCAGTACCGTGTTGTACCCCCGCACACTACCTACCATTCCAGGAAAATGACTTCCCACCACTGTCCCCTTTTCGGCACCGATATAAACGGCGGCACCAGTGGAGCCTGGTATTTGCGCCCCCGACAATGTTATTGAGTTAACACGCGTTCCGTTTATGTACTCGATAAACGTCTGATCTGCGGCGTAGGTGTACGCGAACTGATACCATGTGTCAGCTATTATGCCCGCCGTGTAATATCCGATACCGCTGTAACCAAGATTTGAAGTTAACAACGCTACTTCGCTTCCGGTTTTTTTTTGGGCTCCAAGGATTATGCCACTATTGCGCGCTGAGAACCCCAGGACTGCGAGTGCCTTCCAATCAGCTATTCCTGACAGTTGGCTCGCTGTTGGTGTCTTGAATCGTGCGATTATTGTCATCGGTTTCTGAAAATTGGTAATCGCAGTTGTCACATATTGGCCCGATCCGTCCAGTATGATTCCGCCAGGATTGGTCCCGTATGATGGCGAACCTACTGCGGTACCGTTTTTGCTGGAATCGGACCAGTTGTTGCAGTTGCCCTTGAAGTTGAACCGAAACAATAAATTCCCTGGTTTAATTATCAATCCGTCCATTATTCGTACACCGTTATGCCCATCACTTTTGCGGACGCCACACTGGTATCTGTGCCGGTCTTCCTGATTAACCTACCAACCCATAGCTGACCGGCTGATATGGAGGCATCAGCGGTTATTGTGATAGTAACCGTTCTTCTGTATGACGCGCTTTCACTCGCCCCTATCGTGTGGGTAGCAGACGAATAGCCAGTGCTGGTGGTTGGTGGTGCCAGATTGACGGTGGCACCAGTGTTCATTTCGATGAGGCCAACACCAAAAATGACTGTATGCCCCTCTGTTAGCGTCCCGGTGAGGTAGAAATCTACGTCTATTTTGATGTCTGCTGAACCGGAATATTGCGATGTGAACTTCGAGGGGAGACAGAAAAACGCATTCAACTCAGTCGCGCCATCCGCATAATCGAGCACATTCATATCGAGGTTCGTGCCGTCCATGGTGGTGAATGCTGGTTCCGCAGAGGCACCTATCAGGTTAAAACTGCCAGGCAATAAGCCTACATTGAGCGATACTCCTGCACCACCTGACTGGTCAACCCACGATCTCGTACCGTCAGTTGTGGAACTGAGCACCTGCCCATTAGTGCTTGGGTTGCCAAGGGGAGGCTCACTATCACCTCCAGCGTCAACAAATTCCCATGCGTCGGCGCTCCGGCCCAAAACTTTGCCATTTGCGCTAGAACCGAGTAACGCCCTTATGTCCAGTAGCCATTTTGGCAGAAAACCCATATCAATAATCCTTTACGTTCTTAATGTCATCATCGGACACCGTGAAAGACTTGGTGAAGTATACCCTCCCGGTCGCGGCATACTTCACTCGGACAGTGACATCAGCACCCTTGTCCGGTGTGAGTGTGAACCCGCCGTTAACATCCACCGTCGCCGTTCTTTCGACAGGCTCCAACACCACTCCGCCGACCAACTGGTCCTGCCCGATTGCCATAGTGACAATATCGCCAGCCGACCAGCCCGCCGCACCGAACTCCTTGACGTTGCCGACGAGGGTTTGCAATGCGGGGTTGTCCTGTTTCGGTGGGAGCAACGCGCCGAAGGGACTGAATACGCCCCCCGCAGTCTTTGTTTTGATGAGTTGGTACTTGTCCGTCTCTGCCGTAGCTTCTTCCCAGGTATACACCCCGTCAACTGCCGTGAGATTCGCAATGGACTCTTCGGCAATTTGTGTGAAGCCAGACCCATCATCGGACTGATACCAAACAGCCGTTACCGCTTCGTCCTGACCGGGACCAGCACCAGGGACAGTGAACTCTATGCTTGCCATGTTAACTCCTGTACCTCTGGCGGTGTTGGCGCGTATGAAAGGCTTTGGACATCCGGCGACGGATTGCCGGACACAGTGACAAACCCGCCTTCTCCAAGCCAATCAGGTAAAATACCCATAACGCCTCCCTACTGTTCGCTGATTTGCAGAGTGCTCACCATGTTTCCAAGTGACACTATCAAACCCTTGTAGTATTCTGCCTGCTGTGCCGCCGCGTGGACCCTTACCGTGTTTTCTGAAACCAACTGCTGAATGTTTGCCTTGCCGCGATCCGTTAGTTGGTCGGCTGTTTTGGCCCACTTCTCAAGTTGCGACTTGGTTTCGGCAAGAGCGGCACTCAAAAGGTGTTCGTTCGATTTCATTCCGACATCAGCTTTCGCCATCTCCAGCGCCGTTTCTGCCCGGACCCGCACCTCTTCGCCCTGCATTTCCACCTTGTATTTTTCAAGGAGGATACCGCTCTCGGTGACAGCCTTGGTCTTCAACAGATCGTAATCGCCAAGGAGCTTCCTGATTTCCGCTTCAACGCGGGAAACCTCGGCAGAGACCTCTGTTTTGAACTTGTCAAGAATGAGACCCTGGAGAGAGTAGTACAACCGCCACACCTCTGCCGCCAGGTTGCTCTTGATCTGCGTTAACTGGACACCGGCATTAAGTCCATTCATTGCGGTTTGATGTGCTCGCTCGGTCATCAGTGCAACTATCTCTCGGTTGCGGTTTGAGTAATCGTCCTGATACTTCTTGGTAATCTCGTTCTCTGCGGCCAGGGTGATGGACGTTGGAAAAGGAAACCCGCTCAAGGAATCAGATGACCTAACTCTAAGTAGTGCGTCATCCAGTATTTGAAGATCCCGCTCTCTCATGTTGTTCATGAGGGCAGTCTGTACCGCATCACTGATGCCAGGACCACCACCGTCAATGAACGCCAGCACTTTTACCGCAAGAGCCTCTATCTCACCTGACACCGTAGACGGGTCGAACGAGCCAGGGTCGAACCCTGTCAAGGTTGGCTTGACAAATGGGCTTACCGTTCCTGGTGTGCCAAGGTCTGAAAACTGAAGCGTCGGTGCTGTTGCCGGGGAGAATGGCACGATGTTACCTAGTGCCACGTTTGCGGGAGTATAGTTCACCATGGCGGTTGATGGGTCATAGGCGGGAAGGGGGTTGAAGGTGAAGAAGTCAACGTATCCTTCCGCAATATTCTCCAGGTCGCCCGCCGCTGTGCCTGCCGCAGTCATTACGGTGTCGAGCTTGCCTTGAACGTAGGTGGTAAATGCGTCAATATCTGCCATGCGCTACCTCACTCTCTTATTAGTCGGCAATATCCCCAGCTCAACCTGCTGCAGGTAGAAGTCGCACCCATCCACGTTCTTCCAGCCGATCTGAGCTTGTCCACCTTTTACACCCTTTGCCAACTTCCGGAGCTTTCGGTGTATCCCTTCCGTTCCCTCGCCCCAGGAAACCGGGTAGGTGATCGGCGCCTTTTCATCCACCGCCAGGGAAAATTCCATCTCCCCTTCACAGCGCAGTGACAAATGGACCTCGGGAAAGAACATCTCCGTATTGCTACCGCAATTCGATATCCCACTCAAGCCGCTTGCCTGAATCTCCGCACCATCGTCATTCTTCCCGGTAAACTCAAAGATCCCGTTTGCATTACAACCAAAATACCGCCCCTTATGACAGACAACAGCGCGGAAATCATACCCTTCGTAACGAGCAGCCCCTTGGGTCTTGGTATTCACCACCTCACCATGAATAACCCCGGCAGCAGTCCGCAGCACCGCCAGGTAATGCCTACCCGTGGCTCCCTCACGCAACACCGCCGTCCCGGCCGCGAACACCCCGGGCCGCACCCGCTCCTCAGTAACGTTCAGCAAAACCCCATCATTCAACCCGTAGCAGTAACCCATGGGCGTTGAGAACATCACCAGGTTGCCATCAACCTTCTCCAAACCGGTTTTCTCCGCCTTCATCCGGATAGCGGTACCCTTGATAGCCGGGTAATCAGCAACCTTCCGCACATTCCTCGGCTGGCTCCATTCAAGCTGGTTACCACCTGCCAGGAAGTATATCTTCTTGTCAGTGGACAGATACACCCCGTTATCCACCGGAGCGATCATCAGGATCGTTCCGCCAAAAGGAAAGCGGCACAACCGCGAATCCATATAATCCACGCTATCAGGATCCGTGACGCACAACTCACTCCCCACACCCACCAGCAGCTTGCGGTAAAACTCCGCCATCACCTGCCCAGCAGGCGTAGCAACCTTGAATTCTTCCGTTGTAGCCGTCAGGCCATAGTCCGCACCCTCGTAAACCTTACGGAGAATGGTTTCATCGGAGTACATCACCAGCCCGTTCACGTCACAGAAATTAGCGTCGACATCTGGATCCAGCGAGAGATTCAGAAACGTCGAGGAAAAATTATCCGGATTGAACCGCTTCAGCGCCGGGCCCTCCTGGAACAGGATGATGTCATCATTGGCCCACATGGTCCGCACATCGCCGTCGTACCGCTGCAGGTACCCCGGTCGCAGCGAACAGCCGCCGTTGTTGTCAGGATCCGCATTGACCAAATCCACCAGCTCGGTAAAGATAACCGCCCGGATCTTCGGTACCTGGGCGCCAACGTCGAGGGGATTGTCGACGTTGTTTCTGCCGTAGGCTTTATAGGTTACGATTGGCATGTTCTACCTCAAGTGTCCGTCGTAAGAATCATACGGCAGATTCATTTCGTCAAAGACCTCATTTATCGCGGAAGATTTCGTGCCGAATTCCTGTTCGAACAAGGCGAGATGCACATTGGCCCGGTTCTTGTCGAACAGCTCTGAATTCGTATTATTATAGACCTTGTGCTTCATCCAGAGAACCAGGGAGCGATGATAGCTGACTGGTATCTCCGGAACGTCTGCAGCCTTGGCCATGGGGTTCAGAGGTAATCTCGCAACCGTCAAGATCAAGGTGTCTGTCGCTGTCGGAATTTTGTCCAGCCTGATTTTCCGGGATTCCATGCCGGTTACTATCGCCTCGGCGATTCCGGTCCTGGTTTCCCATCCCGGACGCCTCTCGTCCAACTCCCAGTAGACAAACTTACCCAGCGGCTTCGTGCGGCTCGCCAGTTTTATTCTGCGAATGGAAATGATCCTCGGGTCATAGGCATAGACAGCGGTACCGACAGCTACCGCAATACGACACAGTTCCACGATATCAGAGTCAACAAGTAGTTTCGCCCGCCTGCACGCTTCCTCTTCCGCCTCATTGGCATAGAGTAGCGACTGCCATGGCTCGATACGGGATGCTCCTTGACCTACGCCGACTTCATCATCGATTTCCTTCCGCATCAGCTGATCGATTTCGCCAAAGTTCATCTTTTCCTCCAGTTACGATAGACCTTCATCACCGCCTCGCCGACATCGTAGGGAGAAATATTCACGGCACACCTGGCCGCTCCGGTCGCTTCATCGGTTTGACAAAATTCGGGACCATAATGCAGCTGGTGGCAAGGGTGACAATCGCAGTCTCCTGGCGTAAAGGACTGGACATTGACCCAGTGTTTCGACAAGTTGTTTGCCGAAGAGTGCGACAGGAACAAAATCTTGTGCGGAGACTTGTCCATTCCCACCGCATTCAGCACCCCGGTTTCCGGACCGATAACCAGATCCACGGCACGGGCCAGTGCCAACGTGTCACGAATAGACATCTTTCCCGACAGGAGATGCACACGAGGCTCTTCTTCCCAGCCCTGTTCCAGCAAGCGGCAGGCATCATCACCCACCAGATATATTTGGGCTTCCGGTATCTCCACCAGGATCCGCGCAATCACCGCATCCTGGTGAGGGTAGAATTTATGAATACTGGACCCGGCCAGCGCCCAGAGAATAGTAAAGGTAGGTTCGTTGTCAGCTGCTTGCATTTTGATAAGTCCGCGGGCGTTCGATGTCTCATCAACAGTGGGATAGAACAGCTGACACGGCCTGAACGGCACTCCGGCCAACTCTGCCGTCCACTCGTGATAGTTCGTGTTCATGCGCTTCTTGCGAACATCATGTGGCCAGGAGTGATTCGTTCTCCCGGGGAGCGCCAGCAGGTTTCCTTCAATCGATTCCGAGAGGTTGATAAATCGATCGAACCGTCTCGCCTGTACTCGCCAGAATGCCGACAATTCATTATTCGGTATTTGGTCCTGATCCAGCAAAAACCACTCGTCCACGTCCGGATCGTGCCGGATAACATCCATCCCCTTCGGCGTCGTCATCACCGTTACGTGGTAGTCCAGATCTTTCAGTCGCGGGAAAACAATTGCCGCCTGGAGCATATCGCCGAAGCCGCCGAAGCGGCAAACGCAGGCGGTCTTGCGCTCAGGTCTAACAGACTGGATTATTTTGGGCCGGTTTACAGGCGGTTTCTGACAATCCCAGGCAACCTTCTGTAATACCACGAATATGCTGTATTCATCTGTTCGTGAACGTTCTTCAAATTCAACCAATGTCCAAAAGTAGGGGACTTTATCGAATAACCCTTCAATCTCTTCCGGATAGATATCATGCTTATGGTCAGGATTCGCCCCTGGCTCCCCGCACTTCGGATAGAGATTCGCCGAGGGGACATACAAGATCAAGTAGCCCCCCGGCCTAATTACCCGTCCCCACTCGGACAAGGCAGCCTCCATATCCTCCATGTGTTCCAGTACGTGGCTGGAGAACACAAAATCCATGGCTTCATCGGCAAACATCGACAGATCATCCGCCTGCCCTACAATGTCGGCGGCACCTTTACCAAAGTGGTGTCCGTTGTCGATACCGATGAAATGAGGAAATGCCTTTTCCATCCCGCAACCAATCTCAAGGCCCCGGCCCCGAGTGTAACGGGGAAGCAGGTACTTGATCTTGCGAGACTCGAATCCGCGTGAAGTTTCAGGGGTCCAGGTCATTGTTTTAACGTCCTCCCGCCACGGGCTTTACCGGTGGAACTTCCACTGGCACTTCCACCATGCTCGAACAGATTCCCCGGCTCTTGAACAACAACTACTTCTTCACGGGGACTCAGCGCTCCGGGTTCTTCTCCAAACACCCGCCATCTCATTTCCCAAGGGTGATCTGATCCGTACTCTCTCTGTGGAATCGATATCTGTTCCTGAACCGTTGGCGTTGATATCTTCGGTACCATCTCAAGCCCGTCAGGTCCGAAATTGATACCGTTCTGCTCGAACCTGTGACCGTTAGCACTCGGCCCAAAAATTTCAGCAAACGGCTTTGACCTATCAAGTTTTTTCAAGAGAAACCCTCCCTTTCAATACACATGGTTTATCAGCCGAAAGGCGGGAATCCGGAGACTCCCGCCTTTCCTGATCTTCTGCCGTGATACTATGCGGTTATTTCCGCACCAGGAGTAATCTCGTACTCAATCATCAAGCTGGCAGCCAGCGTAGCGCTGTTGGCTTTGGTCTTGATTTCAAGGAAACCGTTCTCAGCCAATACCGCATCCGGAGTGATCGCAGCGAGCACCGAACCGGCGGTATTTGTTCCGGCCACCAATTCGCCGATTGAGGTTGTCCCATTCAAGATATCGTAGCCGGCCGCTGCATTCGTACCGGCAACATTGATGTTGCCACGAATCGACTTTACTTTCAGGGCAGCAAACGCCACGAACTTGGACACAGGTGTGGAAGCGGCAGTTGCCGGAGCTCCTACCGCCGTAGAGTACCGGCCTTGATAGACAGGGTTATCGTAAGCTTTTGTCTTTTTAGCCATATCATTTCTCCTCGCCCTGTCGCCTCCCGACAGGGCATCTTGTTATTCGGGGAAGGCCGCTCGCGGCTCGCTGCCGCCTCTGACGCGCTTTAGCAGACTAGACAGCTGAATCCCACTTGATAACCCGTTCATCGGCCATCCCGTAGTGGACCAGGGCAAAACCTTCCAGCGCATACCAGGCAATCCCTTTGGAACGCCCGTAATCGCTGGGCACTTTGCCGCGGATTTCCTCCGGAACGGAAATACCTTCTGCCACGGAATCATCACCGAAGAAGAAACACCAGGAGCTCTTCCCGTTGTTCCAAGCATCGGCCGTCTTGGTGGCCGGGTTCCAGGTAGTGGAATCAGCCGCCCCGCCTTTCGGAATGAAGGTCTGTTCAACAAACCTTACGTTTTCCGTCCGGCAGCGCCCGACTTCACCATTCAGGATCCGACCGAAGCCGGCGTCGGTGTATTTGTAAACCTCTTCCAGATCGTTCTTGATCGGGCGAAGGGTGGAAGGATGACTGATAGACATATAGTCGTCCTGAATATACGGCGCGATGTCCCGCTCCTTCATCATGTCCGAAATAGCCTTGACGTGATCAAGACCGAGCGCCACATTGTTGGTGCCGGTAGCCGTGCCGTTCGTGGTGAGCGTAATCGAATCCGTTGAAGTCCCGTCCGTAGGGACGACGCGAAGCAAAGTCCTGTTGAATTCCGCATGAGCGGCAATATCAAAAGCCTTGTAGGCATCGTTTTTCAACGTTTTGTTGATGATTTCCTTCACCGGGATCTCGGACAGGTCGTCATACTTGCCGCTGTAAGGGACCGAGTTGCCGAATTCGGTGATGGTCATCGTCCCCTGGGTAACCACAAAGCCGGTTTCTGGCATGGTTTCGTTTTCACCCAGCGTCCCGCCCTGTGTTGCGACATCGGAATATACGTTCCAGTGGAACGTATCGCCTTTTCCTTTACCCTGTACTGCAGCGTCCTTCACATCGGCAAACTGTCGGAATTTGCACAAAGGTTTTGCCTGAGTGCGCAGTACCTTCGACAGTTTTGGCGAAGCATAGTAGCCATCTGATTTATGTTCAGCCCAAAGTTCCATGTCCTGGTCTCCTTATCAGGCCTGGCCACGCGATTTCTTGATATCCGCGATTACCGAACTACGGTCCTCCGGAGTATTGTCGTCATCACTCCGCGAACCAGACCGGGCTCCCGTTACCGGGAGGTTCAATAGATTTGATTTTCTCCGCTGTTTTTCTTCCAACGACGTTGTTTCTTTCACACCAGCTTTTTGCCTGAGCCACTCTCTGGTCTCCTTGCCGGCTTCCAGCATGGCATCAGTAATCGACTTCCCCTCATCGAGTTTTGCGTAGTAACGATCATTCGCTGCACTGAGAAGTGTCGGATCCTCGAAAATATCCTGGTACTCACTCTTAAACTTCTTCTGCGCCTCGGCATGCTCATGCTTCACATCTCGCTTGGAGAGCCGCTGTTCCAGAAGATTGTCCAGTTCTTCCTGCGTTGGGGTAGACGATTCCTGTCGCCCTTTTTTCAGGATTTCTTTGAACTTGCTCCTGTCTCCATCCAATAAGGCGTCAATAGCCTTATCGACTTCATCTTCTTCTCCGCCCAGATCGTCACCATCATCATCGGCCTTGCGGGAAAGTTGCGCCTCGCGGGCCCTTAACTCAGTTTCCCAGTCGTCCAGTTCCTTCTTCCGACCGGAGGCCTCCTCTAGCCGCTTGGATGCCGTGGCGTCCTTCTGATACCCTTTGACCACTTCCGATAGGGGAAGCTCCCTCTCTTCCCCGTCGATTTTCACCCGGATCTTCCGGTCAGTCTCGTCGGGTATCTGCTGCTTCTCTTTTTCCTGCTGCTCTTTGTGCTGCGAATCATCCTCTGTGCCGTCCGATCCGAACAGCTGGGCTTCGCGTTGCTCCGCCATTCTTTCAATCTCCAGATCCCTCTCGGAGATTTGCGGCTCTCTGTCCTGCCCTTCATCACCTTTACCCTGCTTTTCTTCACGGTTTTCCGCGTCCTGTCGGATAGCGTCGTCATCCATGATGGTCTTCTCCTTTATTGTCGATTCAGCTTGTTCAACTTTGTTGTGAACAACAAACGTAGTATTAATCTTCCGTATTCTCCGGATTCAATTCATCTTCGGCGTTCATTCCTTCCTGGACGATTTCCGCAAGCCAGACAATGAATGATTCAGCACGCCATATCTCGTTCTGCAGCCTGGTTATTTCCAGAGTATCGGTAGGCGAAACCGTCTTTAACCCATCAACAGCCTGGTCGATTTCGCTTTGCGCCTTGGCCACAAGGTTTTTCCCGATACTGGATTTAATGAAAGCCTCTGCCGCTTCTCCAAGGGAAACCGCTCTTTTCAGTACCTGTTCATCGTTCATCTTTCCACCCCGTCATTCTCATGCGTTTCGATACCACGCATCATCCCTTCGCCAGGTCCTATCGGCTGAGGAGGAAACATGGGAGAGGTGTTCTCTCTGACAGCAGGTAACGTTTCGACAACCTGATCTGATCCTTGCGGATAGATCGGAGCCTGATCCTGGTCCACATATCCGGCACTTTTGGCAATAGCATCGGCAGCCGGAGCCACTCCCGGCACGGAAACCGCCGTCTGCGCCGTCTGCATGGCCGAATACAGAGCTTCAACCATCTTCACAACCTTTGATGCTTTGGATTGTTCCGCATCCTCCAGAGCCTTTTTCGTCTGAGCCTGGGTAAGTTCCAGCTTTGCTTCGGCAATCATCTTTTCCAGCTCTTGAATAGGATCGGGCTTTTGTTCTTCCAGGTCGAAGAAACGGGCGCCGTCCTTATATCCAGCCTTGCCGAAGAGCTCCTTGATAACCTCTTCGCTCTTCAGTCTTACCCTGGATTCACCAAGAAGCTCCTTCGCCGCCTTGGTCACTCCGATAAATCGATCCAACTGTTTCTGCGGGTTTGTCGAACCGATTCCGACGTTGACATTCAGAAGCACTTCCTGCCCAAGAAGCCTTTCGATAACCTCATCCGTCAAATCGTCCGGAGAGATCCCCACGGCCAAGCCTGCCAATTCCAGAATAGTCCGGTCAGTCTCGTGTTCTTTCTCCAACATAATCAGCTGCCGGAGAACCGGTTCTACCCATGTTTCGTTAAAAACCCGAATCTCGTACTCGCCAACTAAATCAGCATCTGAGGAAAGGAGATTCATTCCTCCTACTGTTTCATTAAGCCGCCGGTTGTTTTGAACGCTCCCCTGCGAGAAGTTGCCGGCCAGCTCGTCAAAGTCGCCGTTCACCCGATCCTGTTCCTGGAAACTTGCTCCAGTGGCATTCGGCGTAGTGATCTCCTCTGCGTCGGCCAACTTATTCAGGAGGGTAACCGACGCCGGGACGTTCCGTGTCAGGCTTCGCGTGTCCACTTGTTGGCCGCGCAATACCTTCCACCTTGGGTCCAGGATCCGTTTGATATTATCCCGGCGTTCGTTGACAATATCGTTGATCTCTTTTTGCGGCTCGCGTAACAGCTCTACCTTGGCGCTGGGATATACCTTGTGCGTCTCAACAATGACGCAGCCCATCACATAGGGGCGGATACCGTGTGGATATGCTTTTTCCAGAACAACCGGCACGGTCAGCATGAACTCGGTTCCGAGGGTCAAGTAGACGTAATCCTGACCCTCCACATCAACGATATTATGATGGACCCAGCCAATCGTGTAATCGGTAACGGCATTGTTGTTGTCTTTGCTGTCAGTCCGCTGCTCCCGGGTCAGGCGAGTAGTATCGGCGCTCTTCTTGACAGCGCTCTGTATCTCTCCCTCAGACAATTCAATCCAGCGCTTGTCTTCCGGGGTTTTGTCCGACATCATTTTTTTGATATTGCCGACATACATCGGCACCAGATCAATGATGTACGGAGAGCTGTTTACCGGGTCGGTCCAGTCGGCGCCTGGGTCTATCCTAACGTTTTCAACCGGTCTCAAAACGACACGGGGACGATCTATCTTTTTTTGCTCGTCATATTCCCATTCCTGTTTCGAGACGACTACGCCGGTTGTCTGCGCGTCCTGATGCCCCCCGACGAGCGTGAGGAACCAAGGGATACCATGAGGGTACGGCCTAGTAAGACGGGCCTGCAGTAAAGCCTTGTAAAACTCCGCCGATAATTTATTCAGTTCGTTGTTATCATCCACGGGCCGGAGTGCGACAACATCCTCCGAGGAGAAATACGCCCCGGCACATATCGCCTCACTCTTGCGGACAACAGATCTCGTCTTTGGCCTGAACAGCTTCGAACGGTTCTTATATGAATCAGAGAGATACTTCGAACCCCGCGGGTGTTTCCCTTGGAACTGGCGAATATTCCGCTCCACCTCCGCACGGATGTTCACATCGAACCAGGTTGTTGAAGCGCTATACGAATCACTGGCCCTGTCCAGCCACTCCCGGAAATCGTCCTGGTTGATCTTTCCGCCCTGATCCATGCTATCCCCTGTCCATAATGATTTGGCCGCTGAAATCCATTGGCAGACCTTCCCACTTGTCCACATTGAAGCTGCCGCGTCTCATGTTGTAGCGCTCCAACAGTTCTCCACCCGCCATTTTCACATCGTGCTCAATCTGCGATGCCGAGTGGATCCCTTTCAAATGAATCCGGAATCCCCATATCCCGCTCAAAAACAGGTTATGGATGTTGATCATCCCCTGACGGACATTCACGTCCACATGCCAGAAATGACCCGGATAGTGGCGACGCAACACTGCCAGCAGACTATTCTGCAGCATAAGATCCTGCGGGTTACTACTATCTTCACTCATCGAAACTCTCCGGTTCACATTCTGTCTGGCAAAGATTCGCCTTTTCTACGTCCGACAACCACAACCACTCCTTGCGCGAATAAAGCGATTGAATCACAAACGGCAGCCGGTCGTAATCGTCTTCATTTTGTATGTGATCACTCGCCACGCAGTACCCCTGATCCGTCACGCTTAAATTTTCTGCCATTGGAAAACTCATACTCCGTGGTGTCTTCCGGCTCCGGATCCACGTCTGCGCATATATCTCCCCAGAGCTTTACTGAAAACGAAAGATCTGCCATAGTTCACCTCAATCCAAATACTCTTCCGGTTCAAGATCCCGCTCGTTGAAAATCTGCGGTGGTGTATAGTCCATATCGTACAATCGGCTACAGGCATCGAGCAGGTCAGCGAATTGCACCGAAGGATAGACCAGGTACTCATTCGTGAACTTGTTATTCAGGACATAGACGTTTCCGTTCTGGTCCTTTCTCTTTACCGCCTGGAGAACCAGGTGACCTTTCCCCTGCTGTTTCATTTTCGCCTGCAGGGCGGTCTCTTCCTTGGTTCTGGCAATCAGCAGGAAGGAACCTCTCGCGAAATCGGGTACCAACCTGCCGATCCTGTCTTTTTCCGCTTCCTCGTTATCCTGCGGCCAGACCAGTTCCGCTATCTGGAAAGCATTCCCTTCACGCATCATCTGGCTTTCGCAGAATTCAAAATCAGACAGGTAGGTGAAACGCTCGTAACCAACCGAGACAAATTGGACACCCTTTTGTGAGCTCCAATGTTTGCGCAGCGTCTTTACCGCCTGCCAGCGATCCTGCAAGGTCATCTCGTGACAGTAGCCATCCAGGAGAATCTTCTTCCGTGCCGAATCAACCCCAATCACCGCAATCCCGGTATTATCAACCCCGGCCCGACGGGAAGAGGACCTGCTTACCAGAATATAAATATTCAGCGTCTCCGGCCTGACTTCCAGGTAGCGCAGATGATTCCGATCAAAGATCCCGTCGAACTCAACAGAGGCGTAAATAATTGCGTCTCCCTCATCTGTCGAACGTTTGAGTCTGGTGAAAATATCCTCTTTGCTCTCCGCCTGAATACCGCGGGTCGTCACTCTCCACTTCACAGCACAGAGATCTGCCTTCAACGAGTTACCTGGGGGAAGCGCCACCTCCGAACCATGCTCCGGATCCAGCTTTTCCCGAAACAGCCAATACAAAGCAGATCGTACGTTCGCAAACTTCAGCTGGCCGCTTCGGTCCGTCTTGGTACTCTTCTCGGATCCGCAAACAGGATTTACCGCCACTCCGTTGTCGAGGAGATGGTCATAGGCACTGGCTCCGACTCCAATCACATCCACATTGACCATGGCTCCGTCTTTTCGATGCGCGATTGCAAGTCCGGCCGATGCTGCTCCATCGGGAGTTTCCTTCCCCGGAGCGGTCACCAGCCTGTCATACCAAGTGTTGTAACGAGGAGCGACAACCGTCTTGTCTTTCCCTCCCCTGGCCACGTCCAGACCGATCGAAGTCATTGGCCCGCGTTTTCCATCCTCTTTCCAGCGAGCCTGGGCCAACTCCACCCACTTCGTTGGAAGTATCTGCCACGGATCATCTTCCATACCCGCAAGATAATCCCCGTACAACATCTGCGACCGCAACGGCTCCGGCAACGCCTGCAGCGTAGAAATATAACCACTCTCCACTAGAAACGGATTGTCCGTTACCTTGGAAGGAATGAACGTCCGTGACTTCGGTATAATCAACTCACCCTTATGCTTAAATGGTCGTCCATCCGGGACTTCCGTATCCTTACCATCCAGCATTGCGAACCAGCGAAGCTCCCCAGGCGCTGCAGGGTTCGGATGGTTCTTGTCCAGCCATGGGCCCCAATAATCGATAACCCACTGCCCTTCTGCTGTTGTCGGCGGATTCCCGGTACATACCACCCGGCATCGCTGCCCCTGCCTGGTTGTTCTGTTCCAACCCTTCAGGAACAAATACTGTAATTTCAGGAAATGGCAGATCTCGTCAAAGATGATCAGATCTTTCGGTCGACCCTGGTGCTTCTCAACGTCGTCAGGATCCTTGCAGGATCCCAACTCAACAATCCGTCCATCAACTCTCCAGATATGATCCTGCGAATTGAATCCGTCCCGGGTACCGAGGATCTCTGCCATCCTCTCGATATTGCCCTTGTGCTGGACCCCTTCACGCCTGAAAATCGTACTCATGTGATGCTGTGTTATGGCCAGGCCTAGTGAAAGATCCGTTTTTCCACCGCCAGCTGCCCCGCCATACAACAGCTCGTCAGCCTCGCAGTGATACGCCTCAGTCTGCGGACCCGGCAGCGGAACCCACCTCGGAGTCCCCGCCAGCAGGATCTTGTCCAGCTCTTCGCGTTCTTGCGGAGTCAAGAAGGGCAATAAGTCGCGCACTTCGCTCAATGTCACTGATGTTATTGCCGCCAAGCGGTTCACCGTCCTTGCCCGTCACCTCCATCTTGTCCTTGTGCATCCCCTGGATACGGGCCAGTTCCTGGGAAGACTGGTGCCGGGTAGGCACCTTCAACAACGTTCGCACACCATCCTTCGAATTCACCTGTTCGAACTCAAGGATCGACCGGGCATCAGCATTCCATTCTTCCGGCGGCTTGGTTCTTATCTCATCGAGAAGGGCCATCCGGTCGACGCTCATCACCTTCCGGTGATACCCCATCACCAGCGCCCGAGCCTCTAGGCCAATTTCCTCTTGAATCTCGGCAATCCGGGCTTTAATGTTAGGCTTTGATAGGAGTTTTGACGATTCTGCTCTAGCTGTTCCATAGGTGGTCTTCGGCTTCACTGCCTGGTAGGCTTTCACGGCCACACCGAGGTCCACGTACTTCCAGCAAAACCGCTCTTCCCACGGTTTCAGCGAAACGGAGGCGGAGTCGTACCCCAGGTCTCCCGCCATACTCGGAAGAACCGTTTGCCCTGGTACGCTTGTTTGACCATCCGCTATACTCACCAATAACTCCCTTAAACGAAAAAACCCGCACCACTAGCCACGTTTCGGCCAACAGTGCGGGTCTCAGTTACCTCGAAAGGTTTTGACTTACCGCTTATGTCTACTTTAAAGTCTTCTTTACTTCTGCGTTTCCAACCTTAAAATCGGCCCAATTCACTATCAACTGCCCATACGGAACATCAATAAGGCCGACAGTAAGCATACATTCTGTCAACTTCTTCTTCCATTCGGGGTCTAAAGATTTCCTTTCAACGCTTCCAGGGGCCATTTAACACTCCGTTCAATCATCTGCCTATCACCCCTAAACCAACTTTCAAAATTGTTCAACATAATTATTAACAAAAAAGGCGATGTTTCCCCCGCCTTTAATCATCTTAAAGCCCCCTGCAACATCCGCTGCCGGTACAACTCCATCAAAGTCGGCGTCTCCTCACGCTCAACAGGAGCCACAGAGGGCATAATTTCCAGATTCTGCTTCCACGCAGAAACCTTCTTCCCTGCTTTTTTCCTCGCCGCCTTTGATTTCTCAGCCCGGTGAGCATTTGCGCACGACCTGTCGCAGTGCGTCCGCTTTTTGAATTGCTGGATGGTCTCTTGAGGATTCTGCACCAAGGGTTTCAAACACGTGCTCCAGGCACATCTCTTTTCATCAGCCATGCCGCACCGCCTTTTCTCTCTCCGATGTGCCAAACTTCCCCTCAAACCGACTCAGCATCTCAGCAATTTGCCGCTTCCGCACCTCAGGAGGCGTCGTATCCGGCTTTACCTCCGGGGCCGGCAGCTGCAGCGCCGTCGGCTTCGGTGCCTGTTCAGCTGCCTCTCGCAGATCCGCAGGCTTCGGAAAGAATTTCGAATGACCGAACAGCCACTTCGCCCCCCACTCAATCCGCTCGATGTGCAGATCCTTCAACGACTCAAACCAGTCAACCAGGTCCTTTTTCCCCAACTCCCGAGGCACGTCCTCCCTAAAAGCGCCTTTCCCCCTGGCCAGCGGGTACTTATCCGCCAGCCAGTACATCACCGTTGCAAATCGCGACTTATCAGCCTCAACCATCAGCTCCACCTCCCGCGAAATCCCTGCACGCCTGCTTGTTTGCCGCTCTCGTAGCCTCTGCCAGCGAACCTGCCGCCACACCCTCCGGGCTTGCCCTGGTACCGACGCCAGATCCCAGGTTACGGAACCAGCGCAACACCAGCAGCCACGGATCCGTGCCAATCGTTTCCCGGCGGTATTTTGCGACCAGCTCCTCTGTCTCCAGGCCAATGTCGACATCAGGGAAGTTTTTCTGCAACCAGTCCCGCTGTTCCTCCACGCATTTCCGGAGAGACCTCTCCGACAGGGTTACGCCAGCCTGCCCGCCAGCCTTGGGTGTCAGATCCGGCCCTGTCACTCCTGACTGACTCTGTTCCCTAGCAGGCTTTCCTTTCCCTTCCTTTTCCCTTCCCTTCCCTTCCCTTCCTGTCATCCCTACTGTGTCTCTATCTTTTCCCTGTTGTGTCCCCGGTGTGTCCCCGCTTGGCCCCGGTTCTATCTTGCCGGGATAACTGGGTAATTTAGCGGGTTCCGTTCCTTCCTTGCCGGTGATCCTTTGATGTGTCGTAAATGTCGGGATAAATCCATATTTTTTGCCATCAACCACAAAAGGGATAATAATCTCTGCCTCCGTGAGGATATTCAAGGTTGCTTCCATATCGAATTTCAGGAAGGGTAGAATATGAAGATTCAATATTCTCGGCCGCCATTCAAAAACACCCTGCTTGTCGCAATTGCCCCACAGCCCAGCGAACACCAGCATCACATATTTACCGGGATTATCAGCTTCCAAATCCTGCAGGTCTTCATCAATAAAAAATTCCGGCTTTATTGTGCGGATGCGCATAGCTGCCCCTTGGTACCATGAACTTGCCCTACCCCTCGATAATTCGCCCGCACCAGCGCCTCGGCAAAAGCAGGAGGAACGGAATTGCCGCAGCGCTTGACCTGCTCTGTCGCCGTGATTTTCTTCCCGTTCGACGTCCGATCGATAATATAGTCAGACGGAAATCCTTGAGCATTGAACAACTCACGCGGAGCCAGCATCCTCATACCAATATCGGCAATCTGATATTCCTCGCCCTTCACGGTTACCAGACCGAAGCGATCCTTTGTGGTCACCGTCGCTAAAGGCCCTCTTATGTCTGGAGGCACATCAACACCGTAATACTTGATCAGAAACGCCCGAACTTCCCCCAGGTGAAAGCCGCCAGCCGTCACCGTCGGCGCAGGATCAGTAACCGCCTGTCCGTGCCGACAAGTACCACGAAGTTTTATCAGGTGAGAGGTAACGAGGGAGTCTTTTATTTTTGAGGTAGATGTGAGTAAAGGAGAGTCTGCCGGTGCAGAATGAGATGTGCCAAAATTGCGGACCAGGTTGGCCGCTATGATCCCGGTTTTTCCACCGCCATCGGCCATGACGGTTGGAGCCGGAGCGTCAACGGCCTGCCCGACGCTTTCCCCGAAATGCCGCACGAGACTTGCCGCAACCAGGGAATGATGGTCGATGCTGGTAACGGTACCCAGCGGATCCACCGCACTAGAACCGACAACGCCGGTATAATGTTTTGCCAGGAACGCGGAAACCACGGCATGCCGGGCCTCAGCCGTTACCGTTGTCAACGGAGCGTCTCCCGGCCACACGGAAGAGTCACCCGCCCCTCGATGATCTATCCCCACAATCTGAGGAGCGACCACGGCAAACCTGTTTTCCGTCGTCTGCGTTCGCAGTGGCTCAGTGATCTTCTGCCCACGGAAACCACCGCCTTTTTTCTCTCCGTAATATGAAACGATGAACGGCTCCGGACTCTCCACCACATAGCGCATCACACCGCGGGCAATCCTCCTGAGAGTTGCATCCACCAGGGGACGCCGCACATTCAGAACCTTCCCTTCCTCTTTTGACAAGAAAATTGAGGGACACGGCCTACTCCACTCAATACACTCGGCAGCGGACCGCCATGGCTTGAGCTTCCCGGACTTCACCGCCGCGCTCTTCGGATCCCCGTGAGTAGGCTCCGGCCAAACAATCAACTCTCCGTCACAGCGAGCCACCAAGAAGAAACGCTTCCGCGATGTCGGAGCGCCATAATCGCAAGCCCGCATCTCCCGGTATTCGACCTCGTAGCCATGCTTTCGGATTGCCTTCACAAAAGCCTGGAAGGTTTTGCCCCTCCGCTTCGGGCACGGATAATGTTCACCATCGCCATTTTTAACCAGCGGACCCCAGGTAACAAACTCCTCGACGTTCTCCAACATAATAATCCGTGGGCGCTTCTTACCGATCCACTTCAGAACAACCCAGGCCAAGCCCCTGATTGTCTTCTGAACCGGTTTCTTACCCTTGGCCTTCGAGAAGTGCTTACAGTCCGGAGAAAACCACGCCAGACCCACGGGTCGGCCGCCGGTAACCTCCACCGGATCGACATCCCACACCGACTCACACAGATGCCGGGTAAGCGGATGATTAACCAGGTGCATATCAACCGCCCCCGGGTCATGATTTATTGCAATATCAACCGGACGGCCCAGTCCCGCCTCAATGCCCATCGAGGCACCACCGCCGCCGGCGAAATTATCCACCACCATTTCCTCAAAATTAAAACCGAATTGAGCCGGGATACGGAAACGGCCGTTCTTCTCCGCCAGAATCCCCTTGCGACCTGAAGCCATCGTGCCCCCCTTAAAATGTCACCACATACGTCAAGATTCCACCCGATCCCCACACCAGATAATCACGGTACTCTCATCATGGGCATCAATATCAACATCCTCAACCTCGGCCAAATATGCACCGACATCGATTAAAACCGGACTATCTCCAGGAAGAGTTTGTTTCAACTCTTCGAGCTTGCAAATCAAATCATCTAAGGTAATCACCACCAAGCCTCCTTGGGTTTTCCAAGCTTCTCCTCCTGCGGTTATGCTCCCGCTTCGGCATCTTTTACGGTAGCGTCAATCCTTTCCCGAAACATGGCATATTCCAATATTAGGTAATTGATTTCGTCACAAAATTTCTCATTCAGCATAGCTATAGTTGGCAACTTCCCGGCCTTCAAATCTTCCAGCATGTCAGCCAGGGAAACGCTGTGTTTTTCCTTCATTCCCACAAGGGCTTGAATCGGGTCACATCCAAGACGGCGACCGGCCACGATAAAATTATGGAACCTCTCACCGTTTCTGCTGTACTCTATCGCCTTTTTTGCCAAGACATCAGTAGTATTGGCTTGCAATTCTTTGACTATCTCTTTGAATCGTTCAGGGGTCATTATTTTGTCTCCTTACAGGTATTCTAAATTAACTCCGGATTCTTGGTACATCTCATTGGCTAAATCAAAATCATCTTTCCACCGCTCCAGCTTGTCAGTAGCGGGCTGCTTAGTTACTATCCTGCCAATACCAGCCTGGATAAGCTGGGCCGCGCATCTGGAACATGGGGGCATAGGATAAACATATATCGTACAGCCAGTTAGATCACGGTTAGCAAATGACATGGCGTTTTGCTCTGCATGTAAAACTAGTCGATACTTTGTCTCTCGGTTGCCCAGTCGTTCGCTGGTGTCATTTACGCCCTGAGGAAAACCATTAAAACCAAGGCTTACAATACGCTTACCATCGGTAATGACAGCACCGCATTTAGTTGACGGATCTTTCGACCATCCAGCAATATGCTGGGCCAAGTTAATAAATCGTTGATCCCAATTTGTCACCACCAAGCCTCCTGTTTTCTTTTTTCCACCTTCACCGTCGGCATCCCCACCGTATCCCATGGATACGGCCCACTACTCGGCTCGATACTCTCCACCAATCCACCCGGGAAAGCCGTCAAAAACGGTACCAACAGCGCCGCCTTATCCGGAGTCATCCCCGAGTCCTTCAACCGCTGAATCTCCCGGCCAGACAAAACCAACCGCCCGGACTCGACCCGGCGGTTACGCTCCGCCGGGTCGTCGGTAATATCAATCTCCAGGCCGTCCCTGGTCCGGATCGTCACGACAACAAGGGAAAGCGTATCTTCACCCACAAAGCCCCCACCCACAAACCGGACAGGTAGCACAACCACCCTCGTGCCGCAACTCGGCACCGCATTCCTGACACCTATCCACTAACATCGCCCAGGTGCCTCATATTCCATTTCTCAATCAACCGGCAATACAGCTCACACCCCTGATATCCAATCTCACACCCCTGACACGGATGCTTGACATACCCCTCGCTGTTTTCCATGATCACACTCCTCAAAAAAATGGCCGGCGAGATGGAGGCCCCGCCGGCCCAAAGTCAGTTAGACAAACACAGGGATACCAGGCAGCTCGGTTTCCAGGTACGCCTTGATATTCTGTTTCGCCACCATCTCCCATGCGCCCATATCCGCCTCATGGAGTGACAACGTAACCGGCTCGCTCCGGAGTCTGAATACAAACTCACTAGCAGGTTGCTCCACTTCGGTAAACGTTCTGATCGGCCTGAGAACCGGACGAAGCGGTAAAATTTTCCCGCTCTCTTTTTTAACCCCACGCTGGTAGGTCACCGCCTGGGTAACACCATCATCGATCACTTCCGCCTTGTCCTCGCAGCAAATCTTCCCGGCCACCTCAAGGATCTTGTCCAGATCCTCACCCTGTTTGAACGTGGCCAGCAACTTGATAACGAAATCTTCCTGAGTAAGCCAGGTTCCAAAGGGAAATGGCTTCTGATCCCACTCCGCAGTAATAATCTGGTCCCGGTTGCGCCATGGTCCCGAAACCGGCAAAAACGCTTGCACAACTGTCGGGGAAACGATCTGCAAGGCAACACGCACAGGATCGCACCCGATTTCTTTTCCATCAAAGCCGCTTTTCAGATAAGCCACCAGCCCCTGCAATGTATTGACCTGCAGAGCGGGAAACATCGGATCCTGAATAGAAACCAATCCCTTCGAGGCAAACTCCCGGCCATCAGACGTAAAGTAATGCTCAACCATCCCTAGGTCCAAAATCTTCTCAATAAACGCTTTAAGCATGCAAACTCTCCTTTACCTAAAATATTTTTTCAGCATCAAGTACTTCCGGCGCAGGCCCTGGTTGAACCGGACCCCAAATCCGGACCGATACAGCCGGGTACGCGGTACCGCCCAATCCCCGTACACCAGTTGCGGCAGCGCCTTCGCCTTCAGTCCCCGCATATCACTACTCCCCAGCCGCCGACTTACCGCCGTCCATCACCGAAACAGCATCCCGATTCATCGGCAGAGACATCTGCGTAGGATCATGTTCCCATGCCAGGACCTTGCCCCCTTGCTTGCCGAAGAACATCCGGGTACCCAACGCCACCGCAGGAGCCAACTTCGAGCTGGGGATAATTGCCACCATCGCCGTAGACCTATCCCTATCAGGCTTGATCTTCACCGTAATCGTAACCACCCGGACCGTATCCGGTTCGGTATTCGGGTCCATGATGTTCGCCAGGACCTTATCCAGCTCCTCATCAAAAAGCTGCCGCACCCCGCCACCCTTCAAATTGTCCAAACTGACCGTATCACCATCCGTCAATGCCACGTATAGCCTCCTTATCCGTAATAATCACGCCGCCAAAAACCTGCCGTCCCGTCCCCGCACCCGCTCTTTTTTCACCTTCGGCAACCGAAACAACCGCTTAACATGACGTTCCGTAGCATCAAACACCGCCTCCGCCTTCGCCATGTTCTCACCCTGAAAGGAATGACTGACATAATCATCGGTCGCCCTCGCCAGGGCCGTACAGGCCGCATTCAGTTTGTTGTGAACAAAACTCGAAGGTTTTTCCAATTTCATCACGGCCTCAATGCAGCAGAGCCCGATTGTCAACAAAACCGCCCGCTGCTTATCCTCAGTCGTAATCACCTTAACCGCCGTCACCAACTCACCTCCTTTCATAATTCATAATTCAACCTTCATCCTTGCCTTTCTACGGCGCACACCCCTCAATACCCTTGAACCAGACCGGCTCATGATCCGGGCAGTGATACAGCAAACCTCCGCAGTAACGAGAGACGACAAACTTTGCCTTTACATCCGTTCGCCTCTCGCTATCGCACTCCCTGGCAGCCGCACACCACTCACACGGCGACTTCTGAGTAGGTTTTATTTCCCGCCCGGACCCCATACTATGCCGCCCGCAAGCTCTCGACGGCCCGCAGCAGCTCCGCAACCGCAAACTTCGCCGGCCGCCCCTCAGCCTGCAGCGCCGCCTTAATCCCATCCAGCACCTGCATCAACTCCAGCGGATAACAGACCAGGCCCATTCGATGCGCCAGCCAATCCAGGGGAAACTGATTACCCATCTTCTTCATCAGCAATTCAATTTTGTCCGGCGGGAAAGAGCGTGAATCAGTAGATCGCATCATCCGCGAGAAATGGCAGTAATCGATCTTCAATTCCCAAGCGGCTGACTCCGGCGCCTGGCCCGCCAGCAAATAACAGCGCCGCAAGGCTTCCGTCATATTCGGCACCGTATCCAGCAGATCCGCATACGAACCACCTCCGATTATTTCAGACATGACAAACCTCCATCTTATCCATCGGGCTCCGCACGGAGCACCCCTTACCCATCACATGGGTATAAATCATAGTAGTACGCACATCCGCATGGCCCAGCAGTTCCTGGACGGTTCGGATATCGTAGCCATCCTCCAGCAAGTGAGTCGCAAACGAATGCCGGAATGTATGACAACCGCCGGGCTTGACGATCTGCGACTTTCCAACCGCCTCTTTTACCGATCGCTGCAAAACAGTCTCATGGATATGATGCCGCACCGGCCCGTTTGGAGCCCAACGCGGATCAGTGCAAACCTTTCGAGCCGGGAAAATGTAATACCAACCCCAGGTAAACGGTGCCTTCGGATACTTCTTATGCAAAGCGCCAGGCAGGGAAACACCGATCCCGTTCGCAACATCCTCTCTATGTACCTCCGCCACGCTCTCCAGGTGAGCCTTCAGCGGTCCGCAAACAACCGCGGGCAACATCACTACCCGATCCTTACTCCCCTTGCCCTCACGGACAGTCACCGTCTGTCGCTCGAAATCGATATCTTTCACCCGCAATTGCAGGCATTCATTCAATCGCAAACCACACCCATAGAGCAAAGAGGCCATAATCCTGTCTGCGCCATACAGATGCTGAAAAACGGACGACACCTCCGACCGGGTAAAAACAGTCGGCAACCGCTTCGTTTTCTTTGACCTCACGGCGTCGATATTTCCGATTTGCTTGGGAATGATGTGCTTATAGAGGAAGACCAGAGCATTTAACGCCTGGTTCTGTGTGGCAGGTGCAACATTGTGATCAATCGCCAGATGAGTCAAAAACGCCTCAATCTCAACCTCTCCCATCTCAGATAGCGGCCGCCGGCCATGGAAGAAGGAAAACCGCTTGACCCAATCACCATAGGTGTCTGCCGTTTTCGGACTGTACCCCTTAACCCGACACGTATTGCGAATCAGATCCAGAACGCGAGGCTTCTGCTGGTTTTGCGAATGCAAGGTTTGCTCAACAGGTTTAGTGTTCATTTTCTGACTCCTTTCAATACATTGAGTTAAAATCACGTGGTGGAGATAGACTGCATAGAAGCGGTCCAATCATTGTTAAACCAACTCAGCTACAGCAACGCAGTACGGATCATTGGGTGAAGGGTCACCAGCCATCAGCTTGGCAAATGAGACATTGTGCTGGTTGGCTCGTCTGAGCGCGTCGAACTCGCCCCGGCAAGGGTGAACGTCATCAGGGCCGATGATATGGACGCACCATTCCGTTTTCTTCCCACCTTCTCCGGGCCGCACGGTATCGACGTATTGCATTATTTCACTGACCGCATCTATGACGTTTTCAGGGAAGAGGTCTGTGTTGCTGTAGGCCAACACCTCGCCGCAAACGATGTCAGAGAGCCTGGCCATTTCGCTCAATTGATGCGTGTATGACCGCTCCATTTCCGCGAACTGCACCCGTAGTTGTTCAATTTCAGCGTCCTTCATTTGCCATATGCCCTGCTTGAGTTGCCCGAGTTCGATTATTGCGGCCTCGAGCTCTTCGCGAAGTTTTATCTCCCGGCCTACGGCGTTCACAACATCTTGATAACTCTGTGACCAGCCATAATCACCTTCGACGCATTTTTGCTGTTCCCGAGATTGAACCGTGTTGCACATGGCAGCTACGCCGCAACCTGCGAGCTGTACACGCAGTTGTTCCACGTCAGCCCTCAGAAACATTATTTCGTCCATAAGGTGTAACGCCGCCTCTTCAGTGCAAATTCCAGTTTTCCGGACGTAGTTTGAAAGTTTGTCGAGATTGATGTTCCTGCGCTTATAGTCGCTCATAAATTTCCTTTTTTAACCCCTGAACTTTATACCGTCACCGTCGAAATAATGGCCTTGACGGTCATTAAACTCTGGGCATATTTTGTCAATTGCTTCCGCCAAACCTTCCATCCATTCAGCTTGATTTTCTTTCCGGCAGGTCATCACGTATCCAATAAATTTGCTCATAACGCCTGCGGCAGGGTCTTGACGCTCATTCCACTTAGTTTCAGCTTCTTCCCCACTCTCACCGCACGGCCCTTCACATTCACACTTTCTGCACACCACAAAGAAGAGAGGAGGTTCACCTTTCAATATCTGCTCATCGATGTACAGACTCTCCCCCCCGCAAAATGGACACTGTTTCAAACCAGTTGCATCCTCAAGGGCTTCCTGATCGCACTTGCAGTTAAATGTTGATGTATCTACCGTTGATTTACACATGACCCCTCCCGCTGATTTGCAAAGCTGGTATCAACAATAGATATTTTCGTAATTATCAACATCCCGGCACGTTATTTCGTAAAAGCGCCGCTCCGTATCAGGCCAGTTAGTCAAGTCGACTCCAAACTCAGGCACATTTCTTTCCCATGTACTGTCCCGGAGTCTTTTTGCCTCTTTGTACGCCATAGTGTCGGAATGATGAGGCCCGATAATTCGGAGCATGTCTATGTCTGCCTGGCAGCCTAATGATTTGATATATTCCACAAGCTTGTTATATTTCACGCTACAGTTTGATAAACCGAGATCATCAGGAAGCCTCTGATTAACCATCTTCCAATCATCAGCGAGAACAGCAACCGACGACGGCGAATACATTTCTCTTGAAGGATGGTCAGTATCCCCAATGGCCATAAGGTCACAAATACACAGACTTTCCATACCCATCAGCCACACAGAAGTGTCACCCCAATCAATCCGCTTGATCCCCCTGCATTTTCCGTCCTTTAATGCCTGTACCGCTTCGATGAATGTCATGTCTCACCCCACCGCCAAAATCAAACAAGTCAGCACCACCAGCAAAATCGCCGCCCAATCCCCCAGCGCAAACTCCCGCCGGCACCGGCACCCCTCCTCAAACAAAAGCCCCTCACCCTCACCATACGCCCGCATGATCTCTTCACCGCAACCAGGACAAACGCTGTGATAGACTCTCATAAGAAATGCCCTCCAAAATTCCCGGATAAACGCCTCTCCCGCAGCAGCCGCCACAGTGCCCGGACCATACAGCACACCACCGGACTGACAATCGCCGAAGCAGCACACCAAATAACCACCTCTTCCAGAGTAAACAGTGTCTCCACAACCCCTCCCGATCCCCGTATCTACGCCGCCTGCCGCACTTCCCAAGATCGCATCGCTCTCACCCGCTCCGCATACCGCGGATAATGAAGATCCAGACAATCCTCACAGATCCCGCCCGTAACCGTATTCCGGCCACCTTCAGAGGACTTCGCTCTCAACCTGCTCCGGCAGTGCATACACTCAACGATCATCATGCCGCCTCCCTTGCCAGCCGTGAGGCTTTCGTTATAGCCCGCTTGCGAATACGGGCAGCCGATGTGTAGTTACCCTGGCACTCTAAACGTGCAGCCATAATGTTGGCGTGATACACGATATATTCGGCCTTCGGCATGGTTCGCTCTGCATCCAACAACTGCGAATCCTCATACCTCACCCGGGCTTGACGATCTGCGACTTTCCAACCGCCTCCTTTACCGAGCGCTGCAAAACAGTCTCATGGATATGATGCCGCACCGGCCCGTTTGGAGCCCAACGCGGATCAGTGCAAACCTTACGAGCCGGGAAAATATAATACCAACCCCAGGCAAACGGAGCCTTCGGGTACTTCTTATGCAAAGCACCAGGAAGGGAAACACCGATTCCGTTCGCAACATCCTCTCTATGGACCTCCACCACGCTCTCCAGGTGAGCCTTCAGCGGCCCGCAAACAACCGTAGGCAACATCACCACCCGATCCTTACTCCCCTTGCCCTCACGGACAGTCACCGTCTGTCGCTCGAAATCGACATCCTTCACTCGCAATTGCAGGCATTCATTCAGCCGTAAACCACAGCCATAGAGCAAAGAGGCCATAATCCTGTCTGCACCATACAGATGCTGAAAAACAGCCGCCACCTCCGTCCGGGTAAAAACAGTCGGCAATCTTTTCGTTTTCTTCGACCTCACGGCGTCGATATTTCCTATTTGCTTGGGAATGATGTGTTTATAGAGGAAGACCAGCGCGTTCAGCGCCTGGTTCTGTGTGGCAGGGGCAACGTTGTGGGCAATAGCCAGATGAGTCAGAAACGCCTCAATCTCAACCTCGCCCATCTCCGATAGCGGACGTCGACCATGAAAAAAGGAAAACCGCTTGACCCAATCTCCATAAGTGCTTGCCGTTCTCGGACTGTATCCCTTAACCCGACACGTATTGCGGATCAGGTCAAGAACACGCGGCTTCTGCTGGTTTTGCGAATGCAAGGTTTGTTCAACAGGTTTAGTGTTCATTTCTTGGCTCCTTTCAATACGTTGAAGTGAAAACAGGTGGTGGAGATAGACTACATAGAAGCAGTCCAATCATTGTTAAACCGACTCTGCCAGTGCATCTTTGGCTATGCCCCTGAGATAAGCCGGATCACTTGCCAACGCTATAGCCGTTGCCCCATCCAGCCCGTTGATGCTACCGGTTGACTTTAGCTGGTCTTCCTGCATCCACCACACAGGTTCCGAAATTCTGTTGAGTGCTTCGGTCAGTCGCTCAACTTGCTGGCTCAGATACATGATCCGATCCCTAGCACCACAGCAGACAGCTTCATGCTCCAAAGTGTCCCGAAACAGCATCCGTACCTTAGATGCCATTTCCAGATCAGAAAGGCGCCCGTATACCATGTCCTCTTTTTTAACGATGTCGCCTGTCATAACTGTCCTTTCGCCGGTTTAACCAGCGGCCCGACCCGGTGACGCTCAACCGTCATGCGCGTCTGTTCCAGCTTTGAATTGCCTCGGCTTTGCTATGCCACCAACACGTCATGCCATGGCAATCCCCCTCACACTCGACCCGCCAGCCCCATATGCCGCCACTGAATATCTGCTTTGCCGTAATTGATGCCCCACTGCCGCAGAAAGGGCATCTTGATAACAAAGCACTGGACTCAGACGGCCCAAACTCGCAGCCTTTTTGGTCTTCACATGGTTCTTGGCAAATGTCGCATTCCATCTCGGTTCTCCTAGCCACTGGCCAGTTGTGCCGTTCACTACCACGCCAATTCCGAATGAGTACAATCTCCAAGCCATGGAAAGCCGGTGGCCGGATCAACCTCATTTCTGTTTTCGTAGCTCCACTGCTTGAACATGAACGGTACACCAGCATATTTGCACTGGTCGCGAACGCTAATTACCCATTGAGGATCAAGCCGACGGCCCTTACTGCCCGACTCCCCACCCAGGATCACGCCATCCAGGCGAGTTACCTCAGGCCTGTTTGCCCCACCGTGCCAACCTGTCAGAGCATCAATTGAAACATCCGGTTTCCCGCGTTCAGGGGCGTCAGACAGCTTTATGACCAACCGGGTCAGATCCACTGGTCCCAACATCGGCTCTAAAGAGACGAAGCGCTTTGCAGCAGGTATCTTCAGTAACAAAGGTATCCGCTTGTCTGCTTCCTGTTGATTTTCGACTGACACACCAAGGACAAGATTTGAAAGGGGGGAATCGTTATAAAGACTGGAAAAAAACTCTTGCATTCTGCCGGCTCTTTTTGTCAGCACGATAAACGTATGTCTCGGCAATCTTCCTATCGTAACGACAATCGAATTGACCCACTCAAAAGGAACCGTTTCATGGAATAAATCACCCATACTGGAAATAAAGATACTGCGGGGTTTCTTCCACTTGTAAGGCTTTTCCAGTTCAGAAGGCACAAAGCCTGTTTTCCCATTCCACTTTTTATAACTGCCTGAACCATCATTAGTGACGTGTTTGTATTGTACAAAACCCATTGCGGCAAGACGGCTGGCCATACTCTCGGCGTAGCAGTTTTTGCACCCATCGCTGACCTTGGAACATCCCACAACCGGATTTATCGTTTCATCACACCAGGATATCTTTGTTGGCATTGGCATCCCTCATCTCCAATCAGATCATCAACTTTCATGTCAGAGCTCCCCAACCACAACCACCGGCAACTCCCTGACAAACTCTGCCTTCCCCTTATCCAAAACCAACACTTCGCCTTCCCCCCGGCGCAAGAAGAGACAAAGCGCATCAACCCGGGAAACTCGATACTCAGAAACCTTATCCACTCCCCGCTGCAGCGCGAATTCTGCCGCCTTATGAGGAAACAGCGTGTAACTGATCCAGTCTTGCTCTCCGGGCCTATGCGCACGGAACAACTCCAGCGGCTCCCGTAACGCCCGAAATAACTCCAACTCGCTCGGCTTCATGATGCTGGTTTCACGATTCGGCCTGTCCGAAGAGAACAGCCGCTTCCACTCATCCAGATCGCTCCAACCGGTATAACTCACCCACAAAGTAGAAAGCATGAACCAGTAGGCATAATCAGTCAGACGCCAGGCATAGCGTGAAAACACCTTGACAGCATCGGGAGTCGCCTCGTAAGGCAGGATCTTCTTCAGTGTCTGCACATCTTTCTTGTTCCATCTGAAATCAGGAGACACGTCACGCAACATGCTCACCCCACCGCCAAAACCAAACCAGACAGCACCACCAACCCGATTACCAGCCAATCCCCAAGGGCCAACTCCATCCGGCAACGGCAGCCGCTTTTGTGCACCAACCCCTCGCCCATCTCCCCGTAGCCTCGCTTGACATCCTTGCCGCACCCAGGACAAACGCTGTGATAGACTCTCATAAGAAATGCCCTCCAAAATTCCCGGATAAACCCCTCTCCCGCCGCCACCGCCACAGTGCCCGGACCATACAGCACACCACCGGACTGACAATCGCCGAAGCAGCACACCAAATAACCACCTCTTCCAGAGTAAACAGTGTCTCCACAACCCCTCCCGGTCATCGTATCTACGCCGCCCGCCGCACTTCCCAAGATCGCATCGCTCTCACCCGCTCCGCATACCGCGGATAATGCAGATCCAGACAATCCTCACAGATCCCGCCCGTAACCGTATTCCGGCCACCTTCAGAGGACTTCGCTCTCAACCTGCTCCGGCAGTGCATACACTCAACGATCATCATGCCGCCTCCCGTGCCAGCCGTGACGCCTTCGATATAGCCAGCTTCCGAATGCGGGCAGCCGATGTGTAGTTACCCTGGCACTCCAAACGGGCAGCCATAATGTTGGCGTGATACACGATATATTCGGCCTTCGGCATCGTTCGCTCCGCATCCAAAAGCTGCGAATCCTCATACCGCACCCGGTCCGGATCGAGGCCGACAGGACCAACCAGTTCCGGCTTACCCAACATTGGCCGGATTTGCCTCACGACCTCGGCGGCCACAGCCTTAATATCATCCTGTGAAAGCGTTATTGCCATGATTCCACCTCAACCCCTGCAATCGCCACAGGTAAGAGTCCCGTTATTCCACTGAACATACTGGTCACTGGCCAGGATTGGTACCCCACACGCAGAGCACTTTCCAAAGCATTCCCGGCCGTCAACCCGCAAAATTTGTGCATTCGGGTATTGCCTCATAAATGAGGCCATATCGGGCACCACTGTCTCCGTCGTCAAAACATGCTCAACAATCATCGTCTCGGCTCCAATCGATTGGCCCATTCATGATGGCCTCGTTCAATACCCGCGTAATAGGCATCAGCCTCAACCGTCCCCATGGCAAACGGATGAGGGATACAAGTCCCCCCATGCCGGAACAGAAAAACCGCCAAACAACCCTCCCGGTATTCCACACTCCTGGGAGCGCCGTTGGATAGAAACCCATCAACAATCCGTTCACACTGAACTAACATCCCAGTTGCTCCTGCAGGGCCGCCTGCTCCACGCGGATCCGGGACAACTCCAACGTCATATGCTCAGACATATCCGTCAACTGCCGCAGGCGCCACATCCGGTCCATGGTTTTCATGAACAGACGCGACCAATCGCCACCCCGGTCTTTTTTATCCGCGACCTTCAGTTTGCTGTCGCAAAACGCCTCCGCATCCGGAATCAAAGCATCGCGCTTCGCGACATAGGCGCTATTGCCGTAACACATCCGTTCAATCTTATTTCTACCCACAGCATCCTCCTCGGCGATAACTCAAAATGGAATCTCACTACTCATTCCAGGGCATTCAACCTCAACCCTGTGCATCCACTCGTCAATGGTCTCTTCCTCACCCGGCAGAACCAACGGCCAATCCTCGTCATAGGGCATAGCTACCTCCACAACCGGCAAGTCAAACCGTTCCGCATCTGGACTGTTCCGCCACGATTCAAGCGCTTATTGCAGGCCGGACACGTATACTGCGAGCCGACGGACCCATCAGCATGCCTATGATCACAGGGAAAAGGCGCTTGTGACCAGCCAGTGGGTAAGCTCAACAAATCAGGCTCACCGTCGCTATCAATCTCCACCGGCCTCGACCGCTTTCCGCAACAGTGGCAAATGGCTGAGGACTTCACGCTTTGACAAGTTGTTAATCCAGCAGGCATTTTCAGACACATTGCACTGTCCCCTTTCAGTATTTTGCGGATTGCGAACCAGCTGATAGGCTGTTCAACATAGTTATGAACTAGGCAGCATGCTCTTGTCCGGGAGAAGCGAGAACCAGCAAATCATCATCAGCCAACAGGCTATAATATTTGCGTTCGACTTTTCCTCCTGGGGCCGGCACATAAGTCCCGTTCATAAAGTTTCTAAATTGTGTCTCGTTAATGTTTTTAGTTCTAGCCCACGGTCCAAACATGCGGCCAGTTTCTTCAAAACGTTTGCGAGTTTTGTCCAAATCTATTTTCATCTTTGTCAACCCATTGATATTGTGATATATTTTTTGAATCTTCTTCAATAAATTGTTATTGATACAATAACTTTGTTATTATTTATAAATACAAAAGTTATCGTTGTCAATATATTTTTATGCCATAAGCAATAATAAGTTGGGGACAAATGAGAACTGGCGAAAAGATAAAAAAAATTAGAGAAGAGTTGCGTATGACTCAGACTGAATTTGGCAAAGTTTTAACAGTGGCGCCTAACTATATTGGGCTGCTCGAACGCGACCGAAAATCGCCATCCGATAAACTTATAGACTCCCTAATTAAACGCTTAAACGTGAATGACCATTGGTGGGAAACCGGCGACGGGGAGATATTCAATAAAACAGGGGGGGCACCACCAGCCCCTACAAATTTGGCATACTACTCAGCGAATAACGTAAAAGAAGCCGCCCTGGAATATTTCAAACAGTGCGGGATCATGCCGTCCGTAGCAGAGCAAGTAATTGAAGAACTGGCCAAACTAGATAAAGGGCACCAACTGATAGAGGCGGGGAAAATTGTCAACGACGTAGCGGATATCCTCGAGGAGATGGACAAGAAGCAAAAATAAAAGGCCGGATTGCTCCGGCCCTTCGGTCTACTGATATGACTGATTACTATACCTGACACACAATTGGGATCCCGCTGCAGGTTCTATCACTGTCATCACGAGCAGCAGCAAAATCGGCAGTGGAAACCGTTGTCTCAAAAATCGTTTCAGGAGTGATATCTTCTCAGTGTCGGTCAGTTCGTTCATACTTCCTCCATGTCAGTATTTTACAACAACGCAACAACAAGCACTTTTAATGCCTCACAAGCAGGTGAGTCACATTCACTAATTAAAAATGTTATCATTTTGATGTTTCCAGGGCTCAAATTGCCGTTTCCAACGGTGATAAAATATCAATGTTTGCGCTATTTAATGTCAAACTGATAATCATTTGACCGGTTTACAAAAACCATTCTCCTTCCGATATATAGTTGAATGGCTACAAAAAAAGACATCGATGACCGATTTAGAGCAAATCTGATCCGCCTGCGACATATCAAAGGCATTACCCAGGCAGAACTGACAGAGCAATCGGCAGTTCATAACCTGGGACAAATAGAATCCGGCGCACGATCAGCAGGGAAAGAAGCAGTTGCTCGCCTGGCCACTGCCCTGGACGTTGACATATCGGAATTCTATCGGCCGATCATGGATGATCTATTAAAACCGGAAACAACCCTGCTTCGGATCTTCAGCAGTCTCACGCCGGCAGGGAGATGGTTTGTTGTGGATGTTCTGAAAGCGTTTGCGAGGTTTTTAAAATCGAAGTAA